GCCTTATTAAACGGAAACATAAAAAATTCTTTTTCTGATTTCATGCAGAAAAAAATCGGCAAAACTACTTTTTATTATACCCCAGCGTTCAAAAAAAATGATTCTAACAATTACGTGCCTTCTGCTGTGTCTACTTTATCTCGCAGTATATTTTTACCTTCCGCAAAAGAAATATACTACGGATTTCCTGATAACAGTAGTACTATTAACGAAATTTGGGGGTATGGATGCAACGCAGAAGGAAGCCCGCTCCCTACAGCAAAAGAACTTCTGAGAAATCCTTTTTTTACTATCGGAGACGATTACAGCCCGTATCAGCAGTGGACGAGAACTCCCGTTACCCATCTTGAATATTTTGGCATGAATCCTTCTGTTGGGGATATCTATTATCGTTCTATTGTTGTTTCAGGGTATTGGGACAAAGCACATCTTGGCAATTCTAGTGACGAAGAAGAATTATTTTTTTATGATTGTATCGGTTCTGGCAACGAGGGCCGTAAGTGCTATCATTACATGTTTACCGTTCCGAGTAATTTGCCTATTGGGTATCAAAACAGAGTTGAGGAAGAATAATTTATGGCTCGTTGGATTACAGACCGCACGCAATCAGATGTTGACCGTGTGAAAGAAATTACCGCAAAGGCGAGAACAGGCACGTGGACAAAAGCCGAACAATCGGAATGGCTTGCCGGAATGAAGGGCGCTTTAAGTTATACGGATTTCAACCGCATTGAATCCGGCATTCAAGAACTTGGCTCCATTGTTGGCGCATCTGTTTCTGTTCGGACTGATTGGACAGTCGATGGATATATGAAAATCTCCGATGCAACACGTTGGCTTTCTAACATCAACTCCATTCGCGCTAAATGCTCTGGCCCATCTGGTATTGCAGATACGCCAGAAATCATGAACAAACTCGATTTTTCAACGATGAATCAAATTGAGCAAATTTTGTTCGACATTGAAACGCTTGCTAAAACATACGTTACGTTTTCCGGTGAATACATGACAGGAGATGGACAATATGGTTTTTGAAGACCGTGTGGCAAAACATCCGGGTCGATGGACAATGGTAAAATCGGATGGAACATCCGAAATTGTCACTCTTATCCGAAATGACGAACCAACAAAAGAAGGAACGCCAATCAATGCATCCACTTTAAACGAGCTGAGTACTGTTGCGGGCGCAATTAACGCAAAAGAAGAAGCTGTTTCAGCTGCATCTAGCGCAAATTCTGCCGCCAACAGCGCAGCCCAAAGCGCACAGTCAGCGTCCGCAGACGCAAAGAGCGCGGGAAGTTCTGCCGCTTCTGCCAAAGCTGAAGCGGACAGGGCTGCGGCCATCGTAAGCACCGACAAGACGCTAAGCGTCGAGGGCGCTCCGGCTGACGCAAAAGCTGTTGGCGATGCGCTGAAAGGCATCAAGCTCCCTATTGCCACCGCCACCACGCTGGGCGGCGTGAAGGTGGGCAGCGGTCTGACGGTCGATGCGGACGGAACACTTTCTGCGGACAGCGCTTTGGCGGCTTACCCCGTGGGCAGTATTTTTCAAACAGTCAGTAGTACCAGCCCTGCCGCCCTGTTTGGCGGTACATGGCAGGAGATTGCGTTTAACCGCGTGCTGATGGGTGCTGGCAACGCCTACGCAGCGGGCACCACCGTGGAGGCCGGACTGCCGAACATCACGGGCAGCTTAACAGAAGCAACCGCAGATTCCTCCCCATTCCGTGGTTCAAAAGCGTCTTTGAAATCATCGGGAGCTTTAAAATTCGTAGAAATCAATACTTCTTGGGGTGGCTACAGTGGTAATTCAGGTTCGACGTATGATGTTTACTTTGATGCTTCCCGCTCGAACTCAATCTACGGCCGCAGCTATACCGTGCAGCCCGCCGCCTACTATGTGCACATCTGGAAGCGCGTGGCATGAGAAAGGAGGTTTTGAGCGATGAAGATCATTGACGAGACCGGCACGGTCGTGGAAAACCCCGACCTGACCCTTGGGTATCTGGTGGACGACACCGAAGAAGTCACCCACCCCGCCGTAGAGGGCGTGGAGGAACAGTGGCACTGGGAGACCGTGACCGAGTATCCAAACGGTGGCAAGGACGTGCAGAAGATCGTTGACCGTCCCGGCGTTCAGGCGCAGGAGGAATGGGTGGAACAGGTGCCCATCCAGAAGTACATCCGCTACACCGCCGAAGAGCTGGCCGCGCAGGAAGAAGCACGCAAAAAGGCCGAAGCCCGGGAGAAGCTGCCGGACACGGTGGCGGCACTGCAAAAAGAAAACGAGATGCTCAAGCAATGCTTGCTTGAAATGAGCGAGATTGTTTATGCATAAAATCACACAAAAATTAGAAAGGTTGGTACGTATGATGGCTATGTTATGGGCACAGGAAATCATGTCTGCTGAGACTGTCGAGGAGGCAAAGGCGCTGTATAAACGCTGCCCCCGCCTGCTGAAGGAGAAGGTCAAGGCAATTCTTATCAAGAGCGGCTTTGAGGAGATCGTACAGGAGGAGTAAGCGATGGAAAAACTTTTGGAATTTCTGGCGGGGCTGGTGAAGGTGCTCTTTGGCTGGGGCAGCGAAAGCCCTGCGCCGGAAACGCCCAGAGAGACTCCCGTTGAGGAGACCGCCGCCGGATGGGAGGGCGACCCGCCCTATCGGTACATCGACGTGAGCCGCTATCAGGGTGCGATCGACTGGGCGCAGGTGGCAGCGGCGGGTTACAAGGGAGCGATGCTCAAGACGGTGAGTACCAACCGCAAGCTCTCTAAGCGGGCAGACGGCCTGTACATCGACCCGACCTTTGAGACCAATTACCGCAACGCAAAAGCGGCGGGGCTGGACGTGGGCGTATACTACTACACCTACGCCACCAGCGAAGCGATGGCCGATGCAGAGCTTTCCCTTGTGCGGCAGGCGGTGTACGGCAAGGAGCTGACCCTTCCTGTGGCGGTGGACGTGGAGGAAAACAAGCTCAAGCCCATGAGCACCCTCGACCTCACCAACCTCACCGCTTACGCGCTGGAACAGGTGGAGCGGATGGGTTTTTACGCCCAACTGTACACCTACACCGGTTACAAGTACGAGCTGGACATGGCTCGGCTGTCCTCTCGGTGGGACGTCTGGCTTGCCGACTACACCGGCAACACGCCCAACGTGACGTTTAACTACAACGCCCACCAGCACACCAGCAAGGGCTCTGTGCCGGGCATCAGCGGCAACGTTGACCTCAATGTGACCACCATCAACTACCCGAAAATCATCAGCAAGAAGGGTCTGACCCGTCTCCGGGAGGGTAAATGACCGAAAAAGAAGCTTTACTGTGGGTACTGGGCATTCTGGGCAGCCTGTGCGCCGCCGCCATCACAATTGACAAGGTGCTGGACATCATCCACAAGTACATCAAAAAGGCGCAGGCCCCCGACGATGCGCAGAACAAGCGAATGGATACGCTCGAAAAAAGACTTGGCGTGCTGGAACAGGGACAGCTTCAGCACGCGCAGGCCCTTGCAAGAGACCTGCGCCGCTTTGACGGCCTCGATGAAGAAATGCGTCTCGTACTCGTTGGCGTGCAAAATCTTTTGGATTCGCAGCTGTCCGGTAACAACCGCGAAGGTATGCAAAAAAGCAAATCCGATATCAACAACTACCTGCTGAAAGGAGTAACAAATCATGGAAGCAATGTTTAACTTTATCCCCGCACCTATCGCATTTGTGCTGATGTTCATCGGCTTTGCCGCGCTGGCCGTTGGTGCCATCCGGCTGGGCTACAAACAGTACGTCAAGCAGTGGGCGCTGGAGCTCGTGACCATCGCTGAGGACAGCATCATGGGCAGCGGTCAGGGCGCAAAGAAAAAGGCACAGGTCTTTGCCGCGCTGCGGGGCGCACTGCCGGACTGGCTGAAGCCTTTTATCACCGATGAAGTACTGGACAGCGTAATCGAAAAGGCCGTCAGCATGATGAAAAAGGCACTGGAAAGCAAGAAGCCTACCGTCAACAAGGGGTAATTTATGAGCTACATGAAAGCGGCACTAAGCAAGGAGCGATGATATGAACGCAGTAAATGTCGAAGATTTGCTCGATTTGATTGAATCCATGAAACACGTATCTGCGGATGAAATTATCGCTGCATCAAAAGAGAACAACGAGCTGGAGCGCATCGCACACATCGCAACGGAAGCAACTTATAAGGCTGTTATCGAAAAGTTGGAAAACCTCCGCGTGTATGCAGTAACCGTTTTGGATAGTAAGGAGTAAGGAGACAAAAAATGTTTCATTATCACTACATTAAAGTCATTGCTGATTCCGAAAACATGAGTACGAAAGAAATCACTTCTATTCTGCAAAAATACTTTGCAAAACAGAACGATGGTTTTTACCTCGAAATCGACTTGGATGATCATGCCGCTGATTTCGATGGCAGCGGAAAATGGCTCAAGCGGTTAGAAGGAAATATTTTGTGGCTAGATGGCGAATACGTTGCGCTCAGCGGTGTGCAACAAAACAACCCGGACGATAGCTTTATCGTCAAAATTTCCGCAATTCGTTATATCATTGTTCACAATAAGGAGTAACATCATGAGCAGCACTACATACGAGCATTTTGTTGACACCAACAAAATGTACGCCGCACAAGAGCAATTTCGTGGCATCACGAAAATGGTGACAAAATGTCACCGGTTCGCTGTGCTTGGCAATATGGTGCGCAACGCCGGACAGCTGCCGCAGCCTTTTTGGCTCGGTGCTGCCTGTGGCGGCGGCTCGTGTAGTCTTTCCGCCAGCGTTGCAAGGGCTTGATGCGGAACAGATAAAAGCTGTGATAAAACGTGCGCCGCTTGGGAGGTATGACCGGAAAATCGCCCGGTTGCGGTACGTTGACCAGCTATGCCAAGTTGATATTGCAGCGCGTGTGCCGTATTGTCGGACATCAATCGGCAATAGATTGAAAATTATTGACAAAATACTGAATGCGTGATACTATACTTTTAATTGGGCGCGTTTTCTTTTGAAACGCGTTGAAGCGGCAGGCTTTCGGGTCTGCCGCTTTTCTTTTTGCACGGATTGTGGTATAATAATCTCAACAAATCCACCCGGCCTCTCGAAGAAGCGCATTAGGGTGGATATCTGAACCCGCTAAGCCTCTCAACGATGCGTATCATGGTGGGTCTTTTAAGATGATACAGTCTCCCGCTCGATTACTTGCAGTGCGTACCATGCGGGAGACGATTTTATATGAATTATGGCAAATAAAATATATCACTTTTTGTCTCGCGTTTTGTTCGCTCTGATTATTTTTGGGGCGACATCAAGCGTTCTAAAATCCGTCCTTCCGTTTTGGCATAGTGCATTTATAGGTGTGGTTTTATCGGTATATGCGTCTTTGCATTATACGCCATACGATTTATGATTTGAAAGGCTGCGACCTTTGTAGAGAGCGGCATTGCCTGTGGGCAGTTCCGCTCTTGATTTTACAAAAAACTCCCCTGCTTTGTAGGCAAAGTGGGGGATTTTGTTTTATTCGCACTAGTTTTGTCGAAGCTCTTGTCTTGCAAGTCAAAACGTGATATTTTATTTTTGCTTCCAATGTGAAGCCCTTAACAGTTAAGCGCTCATGCGGATTTTTCCGTGCGGGCGCTCTTCTTTTTTTGTCCTTCGTTTGACGCTCGTTGTCTTTCGTTTTCTGCCGATGCGGTACACTGGTCACATCAGGAGGGATGTTTTATGAGTTATTATCCAACACCCGGAACGCCTTACGTTCCGCAGCAGCCTGTCAATCCTTACGGCGGCATGGGCACGGTAGGCCTTGCCACTTCCCTGCCCAACACGCAGATGCAACAGGCACAACCGCAGCGTCCGCAGCCGATGAATGGGCAGCAGCCTGTTCAGCAGTCGGCACAGGACGGCGGCTGGTTGCTTGGCAGACCTGTTTCCAGCAGGGAGGAATTTCTGGCAATACCGTCTGACCTGTACGGCAGACCGACCTACTGCCCGGACTTGCGCAGCGGCGTGATCTACTGCAAGCGGCTCAACCCGGACACCTGCGAATCCTATGTGCAGGAGTTCTACAGCCCGGAAGCATGGCGGCAGATGCAAGCACAACAGGCACAGCAAACCGCTGCACCGACACAGCAGTATGTGCCTATTGAGCAGTACAACGCCCTTGTGCATCGGCTGGATGAGCTGGAAAAATGGCAGAAAAGCTTCTCTAAGCCAACTGCCACAGCAAAGAAAGGAGAATAAGCGATGCCCTCTCCGTTTGATATGATTACTCACAGCCCTATCATGCAGCTTGCAAATCTGGCTCGTGCCGGGCAGAACCCGATGGGGCTTATCCAGCAGTTGGGTGGGCAAAGCGCCCCCATCATGCAGGGCTTGAACCTGATTCAGGGCAAAAACGAAGCACAGCTCCGAACGATGGCGCAGAACCTCGCCAAAGAGCGTGGTATCGACCTGAACCAGCTTGCAAGCGTCCTGAATTTGACGCTTCCGAAATAAGGAGGCTTTATAATGGATGATTTTGAAAACTGCCATTCCGAAAAAGATTTTGACATCAACAATCTGTGCGGCAATGACAAAATATGGGTTCCTTTAATGCTTGGTTTTATTTTCGGTGCTGCCAGCAAAAATTGGGATGACCCAAAAGACGAAAAAGGCAACCCTCCAAGCTGACTTAACAATCCTAAAATAAGCATTCCTCTAAGCGAAACGCTTCTCAGTTTTGCGGACTTGACAAAAACCGCATTTGTTTGGCTTCGCCCATTGCATACGGCGGTGGGATAGCATAACGCAAAACTGAAAGGAGTTTTGTTATGGACGATTTTGCAACTGGCTATCTGGCTGGGCAGGACGGCGGCAATAACAACGGCGGATTCTTCGGCAACGAAGGTCTGTGGGCTGTTATCATCCTCGCCATCATCTTCGGCTGGGGCACTAACGGCTATGGCCGGAACGGCGGCGACAATGGCATGAATAGCTACATCCCCTATCTGGTCGGCACTGGCGCAACCGGGCAGGGCGGTAACGACACCCGCGCGGCACTGTCTGAGGGCTTCTACCAGCAGGATACCTCCCGTTCTCTGGCGGGCATCCAGAGCGGTATCTGCTCTCTGGGCTATGACCAGCTGGCGCAGATCAATGGCATCAACGCCAACATTGCGAACGGATTTGCTGGCGTGAACAGCGCCATCTGTCAGCTTGGCTACCAGAACGCACAGCTGATGAACGGTCTGGAACGCAGCGTGTCCAACGGCGACAACGCCATCAACCTTGCCATCATGCAGGAGGGCAACGCACGGCAGGCCGGTCAGACCGCACTTGCCACGCAGCTGGCATCTTGCTGCTGCGAGAACAAGCAGCTGATCGGCGACCTGAAGTACACCATCGCAACGGAAGACTGCGCTACCCGTCAGGCCATCGCAGACAACGCTCGCGCCATTGTGGACAACTGCAACGCCAACTTCCGCAGCATGATGGACTACTTCACGCAGGACAAGATCGCCACTCTGACCGCTGAGAACCAGAGCCTGAAGTTCGCGGCTTCTCAGGATCGTCAGAATGCGCTTCTGACCACCGCGATGTCCCAGCAGACTGATACCATCCTGAACCGGGTCAATCCTCGTCCGATTCCCGCTTATCAGGTGGCAAACCCCAACGTGGGCGTAAACTGCTGCGGCTGCTGCTAACCAACACACTCCCCGATAAAACCGGGTGAACCATCGGGGCAGGGGTAAGACACCTCTGCCCCTGATTTTTTAGGAGGAAAAACATTATGGCTTGCAAAACAAGCTGCAAACTCTGCCCGCACCTCGTCATCTCAAATGCGGTGACGTTCGCCAATGATACGCTGACCATCAATATCCCTGCTGGCTCTTACGCAGCAGGAGAAAAATATTGTTTGGTCATTGCTCAGGCTTTGCCGGACACGACCACCATCAACGCCCCTGTGGTCATCACCATCGGCGCAGGTACGACCGCATACCCTCTGACCGACTGCAACTGCGCTCAGGCAACCGCTGAGAGTATCCACACCCGCACCCGCTACGCTACCCGCGTTGCAACGTCTGCGACCGGCACCGGCACGTTCAAATATCTTGGCTGCTTCTGCCGTTCCCACGCTGGTGCGCCCGCGTCTATTTCTTGAGGAGGTGTAGATTATGGGCAAGACTAATTTTCGCCGCATGATGATGCTCCGCGAACACGACAAAGACCGTGAGCCGGAGCGCGACCGCCTTGAGGAAGAGCGTGACCGCAGGGAGCGTGAGATGGAACGCCGTCTGCGCAAGCTGGAAGGCGGCAACGACCGCTATCCCTACTATCCGCAGGAGGAAAACCGCTACATCGACCCTTACCCTATCCCCCGCTACCCTGACGTAGAGAATGGGCGCAGAATGCCGCAAATCGGCTTCTCGCAGAACGGCGACTGGGATAAGCGGTCTGGACAGTACGAACGTGGCGGTGCTGATAGCCGCTCCATCAAGATGCCACGCCATCACCTGACTCACGATGAAGCGGAGGAATGGTGCGACAGCATGGTCAACGCTGACGGCACAAAGGGCTGTCACTGGACGTTGGAACAAACACAGGACGTTGCCAAACAGCGCAATATCAACTGTGACCCGAACGATTTCTGGGCTGTTATGAACATGATGTACTCAGATTATTGTCAGGTCGCAAAGCGTCAGTCCGTTGACACTCCGGGCTTCTACGCTGACATGGCAAAGGCGTTCCTTGAGGACGCAGACGCCGCAGATGGTAAGGCATATCTCTACTGGGATTGCATTGCTGATAAGTAAAACGAAACCCCTGTGCGGTCATTACGACTACACAGGGGCTATTTTATTTGGTGTAGTACAATTTCATGTCTGCCTTGTACGCGTCGAGTTGTCTTTTACTATCCACAAGCGTGTTAAAACTATATCCTGCTGCAAAAGATACGGCGATGGACAAAATCAAGCGCGCTGCAACCCATTTACCAGCTAAGATAAAAGGAATCTGAATTGCTACGGCAAAAACATCGAACAAAAGAACGTAAATGCCGCGTTTAACCATTTTCTGTAAACGGCTAATGCTTCCTTCGTAAAATTCTTTCGACATCTTCATACGTCAATCCTCCAAGAAGTCCTCTTGATTCAGAACTTGATTTACAATTCGTTCTGTACATTCTTTGATAACCGTAGATGCGGGGACGTGATCTTCATAAGCTATGTTTTCATATTGCGCTCCTGCATATTCAAAGAACCTTTTAGAAATTATTTCTGCATCCGCACGGCACAACGGCTTTAATTCGTATTGCAACGGAAATCTTCTTGTAAGTGCAGGGTCAAGCCTATCAAATCGGTTTGTCGTTCCAATAATAATGACATTGTTCGGCAATCTATCCATTTCCTGCATAATCGCAATAACCACACGGTTCATTTCCCCAACGTCATCTTTTTGCCCACGAGCCATTCCGACCGCATCTATTTCATCAAAACAAAGAACGCAAGGAGCAGTTCTCACATAATCAAAAATTCTTGCAAGGTTAGATTGCGTTTGCCCTAAGTGAGAATCAACTAGACTTGAAAATTGAATCCTCAAAAACGGAAGTTTTGCTTTATGCGCGATATACCTAGCCAGCATGGTTTTTCCGCATCCGCTTTGCCCATAAAGCATCAATGCTGGCAAATAAGGAATGCCCATTTCGTTCAATTTTTCAGATGCTCGATAAATAGCAATGATTTTCTGCGTTATACTTTTTTCTTCGTTCCTAAGAAGGAATCTTGCTTCTGGAAATTCTTCTGTATCCTCTGCAATCAAAAGATGCTGTAAGTTATATGGCAATTCAATAGATTCTCTTTTGCTTTCCAACTTACGAAACATATTTTCTTTGAACTGCTCGTCTTTTTTGGATGATATAGAATTCAAAATGATTTTAACAGCTTTTTGTGCGTTTCGCATATCGCCATCGCAAACAAATCGAATAAGGCTTCGTTCACTATCATTCATCTAATAAATCCCCCAACTCAGCTCTTTTTATCCAATACGGACTTTACAAGTTCTTCAATTTCTTCCAAATTGATGATTATTTCATACCATCCTGCTGAATGTCCTTTATCGTAAGCGTACTCCCAAATTTTTGCCGCTTTCTTTTCTGAAATCCCAAAACCGACTTCTTCTTGAATTGTCTTATAAATTTCTGCGTAGATTTCATCCCTACGCTTCATTTTCTCTTGATTCAGTCGCTTAACTTCATTGTCGTAATCATCGTTGTTCTTTTGCGCTTGTTCTTTGTTCCACTTTACCGACTTATCTTCGTCAAACACAAAATTTGATGGAACTCGCTTGAAGCCATAAGGCTTGCATCCCATATTTGCCATTGCTTCATATTTCTGCCCGATGTCAATCCATACGTCATTCATCTAATAAATCCTCCAATTCAATTTTTCCCTCTGCCGCAGCAACCGCCAGAGCGTACACGAACTGTCCAATCGTCATTCCGTGCCGCCTTGCTTCACGGTTGATGTACTTGCGCTCTTCCTCGCTCATAAGGATGGTAATGCGCTTGGAACGCTTGCCGTCACCGCTTGCAACGCCCTGATGCGATTCCGGCATCGGGATTTTTTTCTTTGTCAAGCCAGCTTCTACTAGTGCGCTGAGAACATCGCCTTGTTCGATAAGACGCTGAACTTCTTTCGCCTGTTTTAGCTTCTTTGGCTTACTTTCGCTGACTATGGCTTTGCTTGGCTGCGTTTCGCTGCCTTTGGCTTGCTTCGGCTTAATATTGCTTAATAGTACTTCATTAGGCTGCATATAGCTGTCTGTGGCATCACTAGGCTTAATCAGTGCTTGCTCGGCTTCGTTTGGCTTTGCTTGGCTTACTTTTTCTTCCTTTGGCTCACTTCGGCTTAATGTCTGTTCCGAAAAAACAGGCTGAAAATCAAACCCGCCCAACAAGCCGGATGCTTTTTTGCTGGTTGACTTCATTCTTCTTCATCCTCCATCTTTGCTCCGCAACAAGCGCAAAATCTTGTCTCACGGTACATTTTCGGATAACGTGCAATTTTATAATGGCAGTTTGAGCATTCGAGCCAATTCCAATGTTCTCCATCCTCGTCCACTCGATGATGAACTTCCCACTTTGCCGTTTCTTTCGGCTGAATTTCATCCATCAATTTTACATGGCGAATCACATTTTCTAAAACATCGCATACACTTGCTGTTTCACTGCGAAATCTTGCTTGGTCAGCTTGGTTCTGCAAATAGTAATTTACAAGTTCGTCGGAATCGATCAGTCTCATTCTTTTCCTCCAACAATCATCTGTGCCAATTCCTTGAAATCCTCTGCGCTGGTACTTTTTGCCGTGTCACCGCTAAACAGGCTGTGCCGCTCTGCCTGTGCCTTACGAACGCCCATAGACGGTCTAATCTTCACATCCAGCAGGGTTGTTCCCATGCTCTGTGCAATCACAGGGAGTTGCTCTACAACCTCTTTGGACAAGTTCTCACGGCTCTTGTACTGGTTCAGAAGCAGGCCTTCAATCTTCAAAGTCGGATTGAAGTATCTGCGAACATCACCAATGGTCTGCGAAAGCTGGCTTAGTCCGGCAAGCGCATAGCGGTCTGCTGTGATGGGCACGATGATGCTGTTGGCGGCGATCAGAGCGTTTACAAGTGCAAGACCGAGCTGCGGGGGAGTGTCCAAAACAATGTAATCGTACTGTTCAGACACGGAATCCAGCGCTTCACGCAACCGGAAGTTCTTACCCATGTCCCGGACAAGCTGCTCGTCAATGTCCTTCAATGCGCTATCAGACGGCAGAATATCGCCAGCTTCACAGTGCTGGATTCCTTCTTTTACCGTACCTTGCCGGGTCATTACATCGAACAAGGTACACACATCTTCTGTCTGTGCGCCGTAAGTGTCCGTTGCGTTGCACTGGGCATCGCAGTCCACCAGTAACACCTTCTTGCCAAGCAACTGCAATGCACCAGCCAGACAGGTGCTTGTTGTGGTCTTTCCTGTGCCGCCCTTCTGGTTGGCGACGGCTATGATTTTTGCCATTTTATCACTCTTTCTTTATTTTTCTGGTTCTTCAGGAAGCGGCATCCAATGGGTTACATCTCTTAAAACCTCGTTGTCCTTCCATACATCAACGGAATCCCTTTCCCACCACAACGAACCATATCTTCCTCTTGCCAAATGCCCAACGTCAATATGCTTTTCCGTAAAAACAATTACATTTTCCCTATAATTTGGCAACTCATCTTTCACACTAATCCATCCCATTCTTTCTCCTTTCTGCATCATCTGCTCAATGCGCTACGTCTTACTGCTCTTGTAACGCTTCAATGGAATAGAACGCTGGCATATACTTGTCTACGATACCCGCTTTGTCTACGCTTCTAATCAGATAGCCAACAGGTCTGTCAGGGAACGGAGACCTGTCCAAAGACAAGATGTCCTTATACGCCGCCTTCACCGTGTCGTAAACCGCTTCTCTGCGTCTCGGCAGCTTGATTTCTGGATGCTCTTTCTTCATCCACTTCTCAACTACCTTCGCCACGTCAATGCAGTCTTGCTTTTCCAGTTCGTCACACACAGACCAGTCAAAATCCTCATATCCGCTTCTACGGGTCTTTTTGGCGGTTTTTTGAGGTTCGGTCAACACTTCGCTTGCCTGTGCTTCAATCAACTTCTCAGACGCTTTAATTTTGGGCTTAAACTTGACTGCCACAGCCTTTCGTGCCACAAGAACTGGCTCGTAGGTCACAACAATGTCAGACACAGCATTGATTTCGTCCACCGCAACGTCAAGCACTCGCTTGCGAAGATTCTTGTAAACATCGTAGCTGGCTTCCGTCGCACCGAGCTGTTCCCTCAACTTCTTCAGACTGATTTCATGCGGCTTATTGTCCATATTCAACCAGTCCCGAAGAATCGAGTAAAGCAAGATGCTATACTGCGACTTCATTCGTGATGTGTAACGCAGCCGATAGCGAACGTATCCACTTTCAGCAATGTCGAAAAAGATGGATCGAAGGTCAGGGTTGCAGGTGATTGCTACAACGTAAGACCTTGTTTCGGGCACATAGTCCAGTTTTGCCCTCGTAAACAAGACAAAGCTTTCAAACGTGCCTTTCTCCTTGTCAATTGGAATCGACACCGTATTGCCAAGAAAGTGCTTGATTTGCGGCTCAATCCTTCGAGCGTCAAGGCTTTTCAGCCCAAGCAGTTCTCTGTATTCAGCAAGAGTAAACTCTACACGACTGCTACTTGGGTCTCTTGGGTTAATTCTTGATAGGTAAACCTCCAACAACCGAAGTTCTCCTGCGGTGTAGTCCCTGAACTTCGCCCAAACAAGGGACTTGCTTTTTTCGACAAGGTTATTGTCTGATATTTTTGGCATCTGCTCACTTCCTTTAATGGTCTGAAAACAGTATATCACAAATAGGGGGACGTGTCAACAACTTTCGTCCCCCATGACTTGTCTTTTTGTCCCCCATATCCTCGTCATTTTGTCCCCCATGACTTGTCAAAACGTCCCCCATGCTTTGTCATTTCGTCCCCCATCTACATATTATATATTAAACAAGAAATAAACAAGAGGTTAAATATCATCGTTAAATAGTCGATGACGATAATTTTCAACAATTTCTTTATTTTTCCATTCCAGTTTGTGGATAACTCAGGTTGTCAATTACTGAATAAGACTGTACCGATGGTGAAGCAACCTTCTATTAGCCGTGCCAAGCGTGGACGGATTGTGGATAGGTGTACAAAAAGTGGATAGAAAGATATACCTAATCTGCACTATGGGGGACGGATTGACAAGCCGACCAATTACAAGCAATAGATTAACGATAATTCGTTATTTATTCCGCGCAAATACTGTCGATTTGTAGCCTATGGGGGACGGAATGACAAGGTAAAGGTATACCTAATCTGCATGAAACGTGTACAAAAAGTGGATGAACGTGTACAAGATGTTCCGTAAAAACTTCGATAATTCGACAATCAGCCGCTTATATTATTGGGATTCACAGTATAGGAATCATTGGACTTCATAGCAGCTTCCGTTCCAGCATCCTGCGCCTGATAGAGAATCTCCATCTTTGGGGCGGTTCCGTTCGGGTCTGGGTCTGTTTTGGTGGCCTGTGCCATCTCATAGTTACCGGATGCCATCCGACAGACAGCTACCCTGTCCTTCAACGGCGTGTGGAGGTTTGCCAGAATTTCCGTCAGCACGCCGATGTGGTCTGAACCGTGATCTCCGTACCTGATGTATAGCAAGGCATCTATCTCATAGGAGGAACACTCCATCATGGCATCTATGAGAATCCGCCGTTTCTCCAGATCGGAAAGGTCATCTTCCAAGTGATCCAGCAGCCCCGGATGAATGCAAGCGTCCATATATCGAGCCGCCGACAAGCCGCAGCAGGTAAACCAGCGCATAGCCATTGGCAGGGAGATGGCTGCCAGACCTTGCTCCCAATTAGCGACCGTGCCACGATTCACGCCCATTTTTGCCGCCAATTTCTGCTGGCTCAAGCCGGAACGCATTCGAGCTATCTCCAATGCTTTGGCTGTTCTTACTAAATATTCATCCATAAATCCTCACCCTTTCAACAAAATCCGGCAAAACTGCCGGGTTCGACAAGCCAAAAAATGGAAAAAGCTGCTATGGAGAACCAACAGCAGCCTATGTTATAACTGTATTGTCAAAAAATTCCAAAGAGGAGTGGAACAAAAATGAAAGAAACTGTAATCTGGAACCATGAACGTATGCCGATCATCGACGGAATGCCTGCAAGCGTTCCCGATGGGCAACCGCACACACCTGAACCGTGGGAGGAAAGCTAATGAAACGAACCGTAGATACTCTGATTATTCCATATGCCCGCAGACGGACGCTGGAGCTTGTCCTGAGCCTTTCTGGGTACGAAGCTGATAAAGATGCTTACCTCGAAGCAAAAGGCATCTTGGAACGTGCCGTAGCCGCCTTAGACGATGGACGTGACCCAGCAGACAGTATCGAACGCATTGACGGACAGCTCGTAGAGCTGTGATTGGAGGAAAGATGGATAGGCGTTGTCCCTTTTGACTTAAACACTCGTGGCTTCCCCGATGTGAAGTAATGGATGCGAAGAAAACGTTCAATTTTTACGAAGTTGTTAAAATAGTATTGACTACACAACTGAAAGATGTATAATCATATCAAATGAACGTCCGTACTTACCGATCGGGAGGATATGCCACAATGAGTGAACAGGAAAGAGCCAAGATTGACCGATTTATTGCATGGCTGCTGGAACATCCTGAGAAGATTCCGGCAGCTGAACAAGCACTAGACCTGGAATAACAGAAAATCCCTTGCGCAGAGCTACACCAGCCCGGCACAAGGGATTCTTTTATTTTACCGGGCATGAACGTTACATCTTCTCGATCAGGTTCATCAGAGCTTCACGCTGTTCCTTCGGCATAGATTCAAGTTTTCTTCTAATCCGCTCCACTGCTGCATCGACTTCACTTTGCGGCTGCTGGGGCGGGTTTTCTTTTTGGTTACCAGTGAGAAGGTAGTCAACTGATACGTTGAAATAAGATGCAATCTTAGAAAGAACCTCTGTGGACAGGCTTTTAGTTCTTCCAGCTTTCAATTCAGAAAGAAAACTGCGGCGAATCCCAATGTTGCTGCAAAGGGTTCCGTCTTTGATTCCCTCTTTTTCGCAAAGTGCATGGATGTTGCTGTACAAGTCCGACATAAGAATGCTCCCATATTTGTGCAAGTATACAAATGCACAGAATTTTGTACAAAAGAGTTGACTTGTACAGAAGCCTGTACTATAATACAGACATAAGCGGTACAGAACGCTGTACAATATAAACTCTCTACACCCTTATATTAGTACAGCTTTCCGTACTTGTCAATAGATTTTAGCAAATGGAGGTGGAATTTTGAAAGAAAACTTCCGTTCTGGCTTTGAGCTGGAAGTGAAGATGAAGCTGTTGCAGCGAGGTATGAAGCAAACGGAGCTGATTCAGGCGGTTCAAAGTGATACTGGATTGTTCCTTGATGATTCGTACCTCTACAAGATTCTTCGCGGCGAGCGAAAGCCGGAGAAGATTATCCAGAGCATCTGCAAGATTCTTGAAATCGAGCAGAAGGAGGACTGAATATGGAGCAGATTATCACCTTAAAGGTAGACCTTGAATACCCGGAAGAAGCGCACCACGCCATTGACGAAGCGGTCAAGGCTTACGAAGCGGACAAGCTGAAGTGGACAGAAGCGGAAATCATGGAAGCGCAGCACTTAGCAATGCGCATTATGAGCCGATTGTGTTTGGACGGGTATAGCATTGAGTGGTTTGGCTCAGATGGTTATACCGTAGCTTACATTAGAGCGTATGAAGAAGCAGAATCAAAGAAATCCGATTGCGCATTTTATACGCCGGATTGGAACATTTGGATCGCCAAGTGTGTCTGCCTGTGCCGGGCTACCGGCAGGAACGTGCCCGCTTTCATCACCAAAAAGGCTGGTGAGTGTTGGTGACGCATTTTTACAAAGCACCGAGTCGGAAGCGCAGGTTGAAGCTTGCGATGGCGGAGGGCGTGTCCCGGAACGAAGCCAACAAGGTGCTGTGGATGGAAAAGATGCTGAACCAGTGCTTTGAACGGCATAACCGGGAAGCCAGATTGAAGGAGATGCAGCATGGAAATTAAATACTGCGAGCGTTGCGGCATCCTACTTGGTGCAGTCAATCCTACAAAAAATATTGCTCAGATTGCAAAAGGGAAATTTCACTGGAGCGAAAGAGAGCAAGACGAAAAGCATTGAGCGAAAGTCATAGATTTGTACCAGTAAAATCCACTTGTCAATGGTGCGGAGAGCCAATGATTAAAGAGTCTGCGGCTCAAAAGTATCATAAAGAATGTGCAAGAGACGCTTCTTTTGCAAGCATTGCAGAACATCAAAAAATGAGAAGAGAACGAAATCTGAATAAGAAAGCATTGGAAGAAAAAAAGATTCCATCCGTAGGGCAAGTTCAAGCACTTGCTGATAAAATTGGCAAGCATTACGGTGAAGTGTCGAGAATGCTTGCAGCAGGGGAACTGACTTATGAATGGTAAATACTACGGTCAGCAGGAAATCCGCTGGCACAGCCTGGAGAAAGACCGGCTAGAACACATCCAACGCAAGCGAAGGATGGCAAACGATGAAGAGAGCCGATTTGCAATGGAGTAGCTCAGAACAGATCAGTATTGATTTGCAGTGGCGTGGCATCGACATGACTCGCTATGGCAAAAAATAAACGAAAGGGGATAGAAATGAAAGCACTTGTAGAAATCGCCATGATGGGTGGCGTAGCGCTTGCGATAGTTCTGGCGACGTTTTTGCTGAACTTTTGGCTGATGCATCAAATTATGCTTCTGATCGGAACTAAAGGAGCTTGGCTCACCATCTGCATTGCAGCAATTATGGCATCTGTGTGGATTTTGAGCTTTGGTAGCAAAAGTGGTGAAAAGAATGACACTGGAAGCCGCTCTTGAAGAACGCGATATGAAGGCATCGGAGCTTATCCGCAGAAGCGGAATGTCAGCCCCAACGATATACAACATTACAAGTCCGAATAAAGCGCCGTACAAGACGGGCGTTAAGGCTGATACGCTTGCAAAAATAGCCGAAGTGCTAAATGCAATAGTCGTGATTGATGCAAGCAAACCATTTTTATTTGATATTATTCTGAAAGAAGGGACAAAATGAAAACCGTAAAAGGAAACGTGCTTACCATACTTGGTATCGTCGCCGCAATCGTAGCCGTTAGCTGTGGCGATACAATAAATGGCTGCGAGACTACAGTACAGATGCTTGGATGGGCGTTTGTTTCGCTGATGTTGTTAGCTACTGCTCTGGTTTTGTGTGCGCTTGGAGTGAGCTCGGAAAAAGAGCATGAAGATAACGAACGGATGGGGAAGTTGAACCGCATTCCCGCTCATACCAACAAGTGGAGGGATGTACGGTGAAATGCCCGATGTGCGGTAGCGACAACATTACAACGGTTGACAGCCGGTCAGACTATGACAGCATCGTTCGAAGAAAAAAGTGTCTTGTCTGTAACCATCGGTGGTCTACCATCGAAATTGACAAAGACCAGTGGTACAGCGCGTTGCAAATCAAAGAGGAACGTAGGAGAGGGAGACCAAAAGATGATTAACCTTGATAGATTCGGTGGTGTGACCGAGCCGGATGACGGCGTGTATTTCCTAACCCGTGAGCAGGAAGCAGAAGCCAAAGAAGCTGACCGACTGGCTGAGATTGAGGACTTGCGGTCTGAAATTGAGGACAGAGAAGCGGAGCTGAAAGACCTCCGTGCACAGTTGGCAGAACTGATGGCTGGCTGATTTTGTACAGCCAAGTTAAGCCAAAGTAAGAACAATGAAGCCTAATGAAGCCGAAGAAAGGAAAGAAAATGGGCAAATACAAGAAAGAAATCAAGCATTGCGAAAAGTGCAATAAGCCTTTTTCAGTGTTCCCAAACAGCACGGAAACTCTTTGCACAAGTTGCAAAAGAGACAATTTGGAGGAGACGCTTCGCAAGAACGGTTACGCACCGCAGCATACGCTTGTTAGGAGCCCTTATGACGGAATCAAGGAAGTGTTTGCTGTCGAAGATGCCGCAATAAGAGCTTCGAGGGACGGGAACACAAGCGTTGAGAAAACGTGCCGTGACTGCGGCAAGCCTTTTGAAATTACCAAAGCAGAGCGCATTTTCTTTGAATCGCACAACATGGCATTGCCTAAGCGTTGCCCGGCTTGCCGCAAAGCGAGAAAAGAAGCGAGGAAGGAGAACAACTGATGGACAACAGCAAAATCCATGAAGCTCTGATGGCTGTTCAGTCAGAGTTGAAAGCCCCGAAGGGGCAGATGAACAAATTTGGTGGCTACAAGTACCGCTCGTGTGAGGACATCCTTGAAGCGGTCAAGCCCATCTTGAAAGCGCATAGCCTTGTGCTGCGGCTTTCCGACAAGCCTGTTATCGTGGACAGTTGGCACTACATCGAAGCCACTGCAACAGTTGAATCGCAGGATGGTGCCACCTACACGGTGACTGCATACGCTCGTGAGCCTGAATTTAAGAAAGGCATGGACGATTCGCAGATTACCGGCACTGCAAGCAGCTACGCTAGAAAGTACGCTCTGAACGGTCTGTTCTGCATTGACGATACGAAGGACGCTGACACGGACGAGTACCAGAAGCAGACCACAAGCAGGGCAAACAAGCCTGCGCAGAAGCAAACGGAAATGGAAACCATCCCCCCATGCGCTTGCTGCGGAAAGCAGTTGCAGCCTATTCAGTACAACAACCGCACCGTCACTCCGCTGGAAACTGCAAGAAGCACGAAGAAACGCTTTGGGCGCGTCCTGTGTTGGGACTGTGCTCAGAAACAGCCGAAGGAGGGCTAAATAATGCTCAACTCTATCGCAATTCAGGGGCGTCTGGTTTACACACCCGAAGCTAAGGTCACGAAGTCTGGCAAGGATGTTTGTACGTTCAGCATTGCCTGCGACCGTCAGAGTGGCGGTCAGAAGGAAACCGACTTCTTCAACTGCACCGCATTTGGTAATACGGCACTGTTCGTTTCCAAGTGGTTCCAGAAGGGCAGCCTGATTCTGGTGACTGGTAGCATCCAGACCCGGAAGTATACCGACAAGCAGGGAAACAACCGCACCGCAACGGAAATCATGGCAAACAAAGTTGACTTCTGCGGTGGCAAATCGGACAGCAAGCCCGCCGATCGGGCGCAGGATGCACCGCAAAACTACTCTCAGGGCAACGCAGACGACTTCTCTGTGATTGACGACAGTTCTGATCTCCCTTTTGACTAACGGTTACGCTACCGGGACAAAAGGCGAGAAAGGAACGCTATGTTTTACCGTCCGAAAGTAGTTAGATGCCGCCTGAAAACTGGCGGGAAAAGCATCGAACAAATCAAAGAATCCCACAAGGGGCAAGGGCTGGTTTATCGGGATTTTGAAAGTCTCCAACAGATGTACGATGCTTTTTCTGGATTGATTGTTGAGCTGTCTCTTTGGGAGTACGACAACCACGAAAGCTATCATCTCGAAAGCTGGAAGCCAGAAGATGATAAAAAAGTTATGATAGGCGTTTATTACGCAGAGCAAATGCATCCATTCCCCCGATACAAGAACGATTTTGAAAAATTCAAAATGGATTGGGAAGCAAAGAAATATGAATGCGAAGGCGCATCTCTTGTTTTTGCGCCAGCAGATGTTGAAGAACTCGAAACTATATGCGAAGAAGTTCCTTCGTCTTGACCGCCTACCTTATATAAGAGCTGCGCTATCTGGCTGGACGGGCGTTTGGAAAGATGAAAGTTTTAGTTGCCTGTGAGGAATCACAGGAAGCCTGTAAGGCGTTCCGGGCGAAAGGTCACGAAGCCTATTCCTGCGACCTGATTGAGCCGTCCGGCGGGCATCCTGAGCAGCATATTCTTGGAAATGCGATCAAGGCTCTTGAGGGTGGGCAAATCGTCACAATGGACGGCGTAACGCATGATGTAGGCAACTGGGATTTGCTGATTGCACACCCGCCCTGCACATATTTGACGAATGCAGGAGCAAGACACATTTGGAAAGGCGGCCAGCTACAGCCAGATAGAGTACAAATGGGTATTCTGGCAAGAGATTTGTTTATGCGGTTCTGGTATGCGAATGTTCCAAGGGTTGTCATTGAAAATCCAGTTCCTTCAAAGATTTTCTGCCTACCTAAGTATTCACAAATCATTCAACCGTTTCAGTTTGGGCATCCTGTGACTAAAAAAACATGCCTGTGGGAAAGAGGGGTGCCACCCTTGAAGCCAACAAACATCGTGGAGCCTGTAAAGGGGCGAAAGATGGTTTTGAAGGACGGAACCGTTCGATACTCTTGCTGGGAAATGGATTGCAGCGGGAGCAAGGAGGAACGGGCAAAGGCCAGAAGCAAGACATTTCCGGGCATTGCAAAAGCAATGGCTGAACAGTGGGGTTGATAGAATGATTACCTGTTGTCTCAACTGCGCATCACGCCACCAAGCTTGCCACGACACCTGCGAGAAGTACAAGGCGGAGAAGAAAGACCTTGAAGAGCGAAAGGCGTTCGTGCATGAGTTAAACCACAACCAGAGCGTATACCACCGCAACTACGAGGACAAGCACCGGGAACGTGGTAAGAAGCGGTTTCTCGGAAGTGAATTTAGAGGTGAACGAGGATGAATAATCAGAAAGAATGGATTGACCCTGAAAAAGAATTGCCGCCATGCATGAAAAGAGTTTTGTTTGTGGTGAAAAATATTTTTCACGAAGAAGCAGTAGTTGGCTGTTATGATTCAGGCTACAAATCTTGGACAATTTTGGAGAGAGGTTATAGTGGACGAGACATTCAAACTAAAGAAATTCATTGCTGGAGGTATATTCCCGAACCGCCAGAGGCCAACACATGAACACCGGAAAGCAGTTTGAAGCAGACTTCAAGGCATCCATCCCATCTGATGCGTGGTGCTACCGCCTGAGAGACAGTGCTGCCACCTACTACGGCGGCAACGAAAATCTGTCCTTTTCCATCGACAACATCTGCGACTTCTTTGTGTACCGATACCCGATGAACCACCTGTTCGAGCTGAAAACCATTGAAACGCCCTCTATCCCTCTGGAAAAGGTGTTCGGCAAGTACGACAAGGAAAAGTGCAAATACCGCAAGGAAAAGCACATCACTGACATGGTGGATGCAATGGGGTACGGCGGTCAGACCGCCCATGTGATAGTCAATTACAGGGCAGTCAACCGCACCTTTGCAATACCTGCCAGCAAGGTTCTAGCATTTCGTTACAACGAGAGCCGGAAGAGCATCCCTTGGCAGTGGGCAAAGCAAGAGGGGATAGAGGTCAAAGCAAAAAGGCTGCGTGTCCATTGGCGGTATGACGTGGATGGGCTGCTAAAGAGATTGGAGAAAGAAAATGCCAAATTGGTGTGAAGGAAAACTCAAAGTCCGTGGAAATCCCGAAAACATCGTGCGCTGGTTTACGGATTGCGTGACTGTTTATGACCGCCCCTATTTCGACAAAAACAAGTTTCCGAATGGAGAGTGGGTCTACAAGGAAATCCATGATGGAGCATTGCTTTCTTACGATGATGAGACGTTCTACATCAACGTGAAAGACACCGCTTACATTGAGGGCACTATGAAGAACTTCGTCGAAAAGTTCTTCACTGAACAGATTGCTGATGGCGACAACGCAATTCTTGTTCTTCCTGTCATGGCTGCATGGTCAATGGAACCTGAGCCATACGAAGAAATGTCTAAAAAGTATAGGTTGGATTTCAGATTCTATGGATTTGAAAGCAGTGGATGCGTAAATCAGGAGATGGAAGTCATTGAAGGCGAAACAACCATCAACCGTGAAATCAAATTTGATGATTACCGTTGGGAGTGCGCAGACCCGCTAATGGGAGGTTGAAACATGGAAATTAATGTTGAGATTTGCGACCGATGCGGTGAGTGCTTTTCGTGGAGCGGCGAAGCGGACGGAATCCGAAAAGTGAAAATCAAAGAACGCGGCTATGAATGTTCGCCAGACAGGTCGTTCGTTCTTTGCCCCTCTTGTATGGCAAAGCTGAACGACTGGCTGAAAGGAGAACAGAAGTGAGCAAGAAAGTTTCAGACATTCTGCCTAAGACGGAAATTTTGGAACAGCTGGCAGAAGAAGCATCCGAACCAGCACAGGCTGCATTGAAGCTGCGCCGGGCACTGGATGGTACGAACCCGACACCGAAGAGCGTTGCAGAGTGCGAAGCAAATCTGATGGAAGAATTTGCAGACATAAGTAACGCAGTCACTGATTTATGCGATGCTTGGTTTGGAGATAACCTCGATTCCGAACGCGAATTTTGGGACGCAGAGCTTGAAATTGAGGACGCTAAATACAAACGCTGGCTCTCTCGCCTTGAAGCAAAGGAGAATAAAAATGGCTGAATATCATGTTGGCTGCGGGATGTTTGGCATTTATGCAGGAACTGTAAAAGCAAACGGAAAAGAGTGGAAAGATAAAACTCGTGTTACGGATGAAGCAGTAGAAGCTGTTCGAGACTGGCTTGTTTCTAAGGCAGAAGAAGAAAAACAAGGCTTTTATGGTTACGCTTGGGATACCAAAGACGGAAAGACTGTGATCTTGAAAGTCACCATTAAAAACAAGGAGCAGCCGGATGAATAAATTTGGAAACTGTCCCCTGTGCGGAAAGCAGGAAGAGCTGAGAGAAAGGTGGAACTAACAATGTTTGAATTTGCAACTCGCTGGCTGGTCTGCCTAGTCCTGCTGGCGGTAGTGGTTCAGTCCGAACGGACAATCAAAGACATGACAGACGACCAGTTTGAAGAACGACAGGCAATGTTTGTCTGGCTGTTCATCAACGTGTGTCTGGCTGTTTGCACGGCTGTTGTGATGGGGTGGAAGTAAATATGGAAATTCGTGGAGAGCGTGATAATCAGGTGGTTCGTTTTGATTCGCTCAAGATTGGACAACCGTTTTATTAAAAAAAGATCTCTTAATGAGAATAAATAGTATTACGGACGTTTCCTTATTTAGAGAAGCAATAACGTATAATTGCGTGTTTCTCAGTAACGGCAGACCTGCGTGTTTCAAAGATAATACGATGGTCAGAATCGCAAAGGTTCATATCGAAAAGGAGTACTAATGGACAACGAACTTTACTGCCCGATGAAGATGACCAGCAATCCGCTTGGTCGGTGCGTATGCGAGAAAGAAAAGTGCGCTTGGTGGCGACAGTTGGACAACTGCTGTTCCGTCTGGTGGATTGCGGGGACGCTGGACAACATCAAAATGAAGATGAAGAGGTGAGAGCATGAAAAAGCGAATTTACCTTGTTCTCGAAACCGAAGCGGACGAGGATGACAAGAGCATCCTTAACGATATTGAGCAAGAACTTGGGATGGCTACACATTATTTTGAAACCGTTTCTTATAGCGAAATCGGGTTTGAGGGCTTGTGGAGAAGCACATTCGAGCAACCACCTAAGAAAGAAAATGCAGATGAAAACGGCTATGTGATGGCGATTGCCGGGCCGATCACAAAGTCCGATTGCGTAGGTTATCCATATAAGTGGTTGTGGAATGAAGTTGCAAAGCATCCATACGCATACCCTGTTTGGAAGCCAATCAAGGAGGTCTGATGCATGGCAACACTCCCGAAGCGTGGTCGTGGCAGACCGCCGCTGACCGAAGCGGAAAAGAAAAAGCGTGAGAAGCGGGCGCAAAAGGCGAAAGAAGAGGCTGCTGCGAAGCGCGAGAAAGAGCGTGAGAAGAAGAAACAACAGATGCTTAATAAGCGGAAATCTATCCGCTCACAGGTGAGTAAAAAGGTGAAAGAACAACAGGAGTTAGCAATCACGAGGTCTAAAATGCTGAACACAGGCGATTTGCAGTCGAGAATCGGTGATGAAGAGGACAAGAAGGTCATCGGCATGATTGCAGCCAAGTATTTTGGCGACCTTCCGAGCGTGGACATGAACAACCCGATTGAAGTTCAGCAACGTCTTGACTTCTTCTTTGACGCTTGCATCGAAGCTAGAATCTCCCCTGTGGTGGAATGGATCGCACTGGTTCTGGGCATCGAATGGGTGAGTTTGAAGCAGATTATGGCGGGTAAACGCCGTGACGATAGCTTGCAGCAGAAGTACATCCTGAAGCTGATTCTGCAAATGCAATCCATGTGGGCGTACAACGGTATGTATGGTCAGGAGAACCCGGCAGAGTGGATTTTCCGAGCCAAGAACTATTTTGGTATGCGTGATAACGTGGAAGTTACTGTTGCACCGCCTGAACAGCCGTTGGGCGATGCCCAGAGCGCAGAACAGCTCGCGCAGAAGTACCAGACGGCTTTGCCGAAAGGGATTGACGTGGAGTACAGAGAGGTAAAAGAGGAATGAACGGATTTCTTTTTACGAAAGACGGAAAACTTATATGCGAACTCACCGAAATATCCTTTGAGCCTTACAAAGACAAACGAATAATCAAAGTCCGATGTACGGTTTGTGGACGTATCAAAAGAATCCAAAAATGGAAGTTCGATTTTGCGGAAGGTTCGTCAAAATACAAATGGCTTAAGTGCAACTGTTATGGTGATTACGTGACGGAGCATGTAATAGTGAAATGAGCAGCAAAGCGTTACGGCAGATGTATAAAGAACATCGCATCTGCATCCATTGCGGTCAGAACGATGCAATGCCCGGCAGAGTATCATGTGCGGAGTGTTTGGCAAAAGACCTTGAAAGGCACACGCAAGCATACGAAAGTCTTTCGGGTGAAACGAAAGCTGCGTATCTGCAAAAACGCAATGAACGGCAACGTGAAAAGCGTAAAAGGCTGGCCGCGAAAGGGATTTGCACCATTTGCCTGAAACGTCCAATGTCAAAAGGCTATCGTTCTTGTATCGAGTGCCGAACAAAGGATGCTCAAAAGAGAGCGAGAAACAGCAAGGAATACAGAAGGACATCTGGCACTTGCGCCTATTGTGATGAACCACCAATTCCGGGCAAGCGTTGCTGTCCGAAGCACTATGCAAGCCGCATTGTTGGCATCACAAAATGTAGGCAGTCAGAGGGTTTTCGGTTATCACAAATCGAACAGAAAAAGCGCATAAGCGTCTTTTGGAGAGAAATGGAATGGGAAAGAAACCAAAGAATGAAACAGCCCCAATGGATACACCCATGACCCCGTTGATTGACTTTTTCGACCCCTGCCTACGCACGTTCCTTCCTGTCCTCTTGCAAGACCACACGACAGGCAAGAACATTATCTGGGCGACAGACCCGCCGCCTGAACTGGGCGTTGGCTTTGCAGATGAAATCACACTGGAACAGCTGGACAAAGTTCAGCTTGTCCCTCGTGTGCAGAAACGGATTGCAGACCAGAAGAAGCGAACCAGCAAGAAAGCAGAGGTGTTTACGCCGACTTGGGTTTGCAAGAAGATGACAGACGTTGCCGAAAACGACCTGAAGGGCGAGGACTGGAAGGAGTACATCAACAAGACTTGTCTTGAAGTCACCTGTGGAGAAGCGCCGTTCCTGACAAGTCGATACGATACCACCACGGGGCAGATGATTGCCGTGCCGGACAGAATCGGTTTGCTGGACAGGAAGCTGAATGTGCTGGCAGAGCAGTTCCCTGACTATGATATGTGGATGTGCTGGGCAATTAACGCCTACGCATCAACATACGGCTATGAGTGGCAGGGAGACAATCTCTTGCTGGCACGGTGCAACCTGTTCTTGACACTGATCGAAAATTTTAGGTATCGGTTTGATGCCGAAAAGCTGGAAATCGGCTTCATGCCCATTTTTCTTGACTGCATCGCAGACACTATCTCATGGAATGTCTGGCAGATGGATGGGCTGAAAAAGACCGTGCCCGGCACGGATATTCCGTGCAAAATCAAAGACTGGAAAGCCTACAAAGAAATCCTATTTAAGGATGTTGGGGAGGGAAAATAAAATGAGCAGTTCCGTAGAATATGCAAAATCAGAACTTGCACGTATTACAAAAGACGGAGACGGGTTGCAGAATGCAATCAATAAGAACATCCTTGACATTATTGAACTTTTTGCAAGTCAAGGCCATAGCGGATTTACCGCTGAATATGCAATGTCTATTCTGGAACGACTTTTGCGTTTCAAGCCGATTACTCCGCTGACTGGCGAAGATGATGAATGGATTAATGTGTCGGACGAAATGGGGCGAAGATGCTTCCAAAATAAACGATGCTCAAGCGTGTTCAAGACCACTGATGCACAAGGTAACACGATTGAAGTACATGACATTGACGCAATCGCTTATTCAGACAACGGTGGCCTTACATGGTTTACAAGTAGCCGTTTTCGCAAAAACGTGACGTTCCCCTATGAGCCACCTACGCACCCGGAAAAAATCTATATTGAATACACGGAAGATGTTCCGCTTGGCTGGTCTGGCGACAAGTATGAGATTATCACTGACGACAAGGAACGTATCGAAGCGTTGAGAACTAAGATGCAGAAGAAATTTGATGAAAAGGAGCACTAATGCAAACTGACAGAGGAATCTACCACAAGCGAGTATGCGACCGCTGCGGAGCAGTTCTGAGCGGCAGGATGGTGAACCCTGACGAATATTTCAAGGACTGGGCGTGGCGCAGGGACACAGGCGACCTGTGCCCGGAGTGCTATGCAGAGTATAAGCGAGTGATCGGACGGTTCAACAGAGGAAAGCGCGTGAGAAAGGAATGACAAAATGCGGAATGTGATAGTTTGCAAATGCAAACGATGTGGGAAGCTTTTGTATTGGGATGGAAAAAATTTTTGGATTACGCCAACCTTGACGTCGTGTTTAGGGCTTACAAAAATGGTGGAATCCGTAAAATTTTCCAAGATAAATTACAGTCGCACCCGTGTGGCGATGGGAAAACTGGAATTTGCGTAGGCATTTACGAAATTGGAGAGGAAGGTAAGAAGGAATGAACTTCTACTGTACCACCGAACATTGCTCTTGCATGGGCATCAAGCAGTTCTCCGCTGGCAAGGCTATCCAATGTACAGCAGAACCCTGCAAGAACAAATCTGAGCCATCCTGTGGCTCTTGCAAATGGTACGCAGAGCCGCAGGGCGTGTGCGTGAACGACCAGTCAGAACACGTTGCAGACTTCGTGTTGGACGAACGTGGATGCAAAGAATGGGAGAAAAGAGAAAATGACAACTAAAGATACGCTCGCCATATTTGTTCTTGGGTCAATTATAACATTATTTGTTGGATCCTTTATTACGCTTTTTGAAATGTTTCTTTGGGATATGACCGATAGCATTTCAATTGAATGGTCATGGAAGCATCCAGAACGCTCAACAATTATTCATGCGATAATAATGGTGACTATCAACGCCGTTACCTTTTGCGGTGGTTTTTTGGCTGTATGGCTGGCGAAAGGATGAGGAAATGAGCTATGATATTTCGCTGTGCGACCCAGTAACGCACGAACCACTCAAAGCAGATAGTACGCATTTTATTGCAGGTGGTATGCGCGCGATGGGCGGCACGAAAGAGCTGTGGCTTAACGTCACCTATAATTACGGTCACTTCTATTATCGACCGGAAGTGTTTGGAGAAAGCGGCATCCGCTCCATCTATGGCAAAACAGGCGTAGAGAGCATCCCGATGCTTGAAAAGGCTATTTCTGCACTAGGTGACGATGTGGACGACAGCAACTACTGGAACGCCACAGAGGGCAACGCCAAACGAGCCTTGTGCGGTCTGCTAGCGTTTGCAAAGATGCGTCCTGACGGCGTATGGGATGGAGATTGAAAGGAGAAAAAACAATGAAGAAAGCAATTTTATCTGTAGCATTGGCGGCATCTATCGCATTGTGCGGATGCACAGAAGCATCTCGTGTGAATCACAATATTTCGCAACAGGCAAAGAATTTCAACGTCACTCGCAGATTGTCTGTTGTTAATGCAAGAACTGATACGCCGATGCTTGAAATAATCGGAAACATGGACATTTCCAATAATAGCAACAATGAACTTGTGGTGACTATTGAATTGCCCGATGGCACATACAAAAAGCATTACGTCTATCTTAACGAGTACACAATGTACATTGTGGAGGATTTGAGCGGTTCTGACGTGGACAAATATCATTACGAAATCAACATCTTGCCGCAGCAGTTACAAAACTTCGTTCTCACCTACAATCCGTAAGCGGGGTATCGGATAATGGCTAACACGCTTTGGCATCCAGCAAGCGAACCACCACGAGAGCGAACGCAACCTTTGTTGCTTGCGACTAAGACAACGTGGCGTGATAAAGATGGAAAAATGTTGCAAGGATTCTCGCCGACAGCGTACTTTCTAGGCTGTTACGCAGAAGGTCAGTTCTGGGATGAGATAGGCGAGAGACTACCAAAAAATGTGACTGTGACGCATTGGATGGCGTTTCAGATGGTATAGGAGAACAATATGAGTGAAAGCAAAGTGATTTGGCACTCCATTGAAAAAGAAGGGCTTCCACCTAGCGATTGCGATGCGGTGCTTGTTTCTATGCAAACCCTTATTGGAGACAAACCAGAAGTATTTGAGGCTGTTTGGAATGGTCGATGCTGGACTGATACCTACGAAGGCTACTACAATTTCGAGAAAAGCGAATTTGGCGAAAAGTACGCACAAGTGACGCACTGGGCATATATGCCAGAACCACCAAAGGAGGTCTGAGTATGACAAACAAGAAGTTTGGCATCATCGTTATGGACTTGAGCCTTTTCGACTTTGGGCCGAAGCCACCTTGTGGGTACATCAAGGCAAGGCATATTCGCCCAGCTTACGGCAAAGGCGAAAGACCTGTTAAAGCGCATAAGCGAATTACGAGAACGAGAGAGGGGTTTAGAAAATGACAGAACTTAAGAGATGCCCGTTTTGCGGTGCGGAACCACCGACTGTAAAAGTGCTTCATCCACTTGACATTAACATGGCTAATTGGGTTGTCTGCGGAAAATGCGGGGTGAGCACTTCAGTAACATTTGGAAAGGAAAAAGCCATCGAAGCATGGAACAAACGCTACAAAGAGGACTGAATATTGAGCAGGAACACAAGCCGAGAACATCAATGATTCTTCTGTTGGAACACGTTCATACGATGGACGAGCTTACAGACGAGGAATTTGGAGCATTCGTCCGCAACTATGCACAGTATGTTGAGACTGGACTTGAGCCAGCATACGACAACGACCGTGCTATGCGGATGCTCTGGAAAGTCGTTAAGGCGTTTGATGATATGAATGCACAGAAAAGACAGGAACGAATCGAGAAAAACAGGCGGAGCGCAAATAAGCGTTGGAACGATGAAAAATGCAAATGCATACAAACGCATACTAATGATGCAAACGCATACGCTGGTATGCAAAATATGCAAATGGATGCAAACGATGCCTTATCTGTATCTGATTCTGTGTCTGAATCTGATAAAAAAGAAAAATGTGAAAAGAAAAATGCCAACGAAGTAAAACGCTTTAAAGCACCGACTGTCGAGCAAGCAAGAGAATACTTTTCCGAGAAGGGTTACATGGAATCAGAAGCAGAGCGGTTTGTTGACCACTTCACGGCAAATGGCTGGAAGGTCGGCAAATCGCCTATGAAGGACTGGAAAGCTGCTGCACGGAACTGGATGCGTAACGTGAAGGACTGGAACGGTGGCTATCAGCAGACAATGGCTGAATTGCCTGACGAGGGAGACTTTCTGCGGTGAATATTGAAAATCAGACCCAATACATCCTGCTGGGGGCAGTCCTCACGTTTTCTGAGTATGCCGATGTGCTGCAAGACCTTAAAATCGACGATTTCTGTCCTGAACTGCGTGATACATTCGCTGCCATTCGTGGATATTGGGAACACAACGACAAGTGGAACCCGGTAGAAGTCATGGGGCGATACGATAACTGCAAGAAAGCAATGGGTGAATGCCTGGATGCCTTCGGTGCAGAGTTCATCCGCAACGTAACCCATGACATGATGCTTGGATGGGCTAGTATCGTCAAGGAACAGGCGGCATTGTCCAGAGCCAGAGAGATTGCGTTCAAAATCGTTGATGGCTCGACCAGATACGCAGACCTGACAGGTATTTATGAGCAATTAGGAGAGGCTATCAATCTGCACAACGAAAGAAGCGATTTCATCCCGATGTGCGATGGCATAGACAATTACATCCGCAAGCTGGATGATAAGCCGGAGTATATCAGCACAGGGCTTATAGTTCTGGATAACAACTTGCATCTTGTGCCGGGCAACTTCGTTGTGATTGGCGGCAGACCGTCTGCTGGTAAGACCGCTCTGTCCCTGCAACTTGCCTGTGAAATAGCCAAGAACGGACGCAAGGTGGCGTATTTCAGCCTAGAGACCGACCCGGACACTCTTTATGCTCGTATCATCGCAAACCAGCTAGGCGTACCGCTGCACACGGTCAAAAACAAGACCGTCAGCATTGACGAGCTTGACCGACTGGCAGCCATCAAGAAATATCCGCTGTTCGTCCGTTCTGCCGCTGGTAAGAGTGTTGGGTGGATTAGAACGCAGTCCATCAGGATGCAAGCCAAAGTGGTTTTCATCGACTATTTGCAGCTCATTCATCAAGCTGGAGCGAAAGACCGATACAGTGCTGTCACGGAGATCAGCATGGCGCTTCATGAGTTCGCACAGTCCACAGGAACGCTGGTGGTAGCACTTGCACAGCTTAATCGAGAGACCGCAAGAGCGGGCATCCCACCAACTGCCGCAGACCTGCGAGAATCCGGGCAAATCGAGCAGGACGCAGATGCAATCATCCTACTGGCACAGAAAGTAAAAACGCAAAAGAGACCAGAAGAGCATTATCACTTTGCGCTTGAGAAGAACAAAGAGGGCAACGTGGGGTCACTGGACATCACGTTTCAGATGGAAACACAGCAGTTCAAAGAATGCGTGTGGATGTAACGAAAGGAGAATAAACATGAAATACCGCAAGAAGCCAGTTGTTATCGAGGCATTCAAGCTTAATGCGCGAGGTCTTGTTGGTGAAGATTGGTTCTGGGATGCAGTAAGTAGCAATGATATTATCACGCATGACTTCGGAAAGTTTCACGATGACCCTGCGTGGTGCGAGATTAAAACGCTTGAAGGGACTATGATTGCGAGGACTGGCGATTATATCATTCGTGGCGTAAATGGTGAAATCTACCCATGCAAACCTGACATTTTCGAGAAAACATACGAAGCGATTGAGTGATAGTGGCCTAGCATCGCTTCTGTGCTCGTATCGTTACAGTAGAATAGGCAAGAAAAACAAATAACAGGGTTTTGGCGATAAAGTTACCGTCTGAACCCAATAAATATTTTTCGTCAATCAACAAACGGAGGAAAACGATTATGAACATCACTCGACTGGAACAAGAGACCATCGTCAACTTCAATGCAGCGGAAGATACTGCATCGGTTTATACCGCTGACCCGGTGTATATGCGCAAGCTTGACAAGCTGTGCGAGCGGGAGCCTGTGTCGTACAAGCTGGTCAAACAGGACAAGGACGGTAAGTGGTATGAGATGCCCAAGCGACTGGTTCGGTTTGCAACCACAAGAATTATGACGGACGAACAGAAAGAAGCGGCTGCGGAGCGTATGCGCAAGATGCAAGCAGACGGTAAAATCTAATCTCCGCTAAAATCTCCAATCAACAAACGGAATGAAAAGCATGGAATGGTATCGGGCGGTAAAACTACCCTCTGCGGCTATTCTATGCTTTTTTCTCTTGTTATTTATCGAGAGAAAACGGCAAGGCCTGATTTTAGGAAGGAGCCGTCTCGATCGAGTGGCGTTTGGGCTGATATGGCTACGACTATCAGCGTGATGCGTTTGCATGCAAATGGATGCACATGATGCGTTTGCATCCAATCTTCCCCCCTTTCTTCCCCCCCCTCTTTCCCCTACAACCCCTATTACCCCCTATAATCCCCCTAACTCCCCCCCTCAAACAAATGAATTGTTTGAGGCCCCACGCCAAAATGGTGCGACAACTGCGACGAGCGAAAACAAAAACCAGATGCTTTGAAAAGGTTCTTTCCCCCTACAACCCTCTATCTCTAAAAGCTATACCGTTAGCCAGCAGGGCAGACCGTAAGCGAGAACTGGCGTGAGGTTCGGATTGATGGATGGTCTACGACTATTTCAGAGATGGGAAATTGACTTCATTTTGTAGTCGGTTGAATATGTAGAAATGTTGCATTGACTATTCCCAGCGGAACGCTATGGATTGATTATAATACCATAGTGTGCTACTGGGAATTAAATCGGGCAGGAACAGACAGAATCAGATGGTACGAGTTATTATGCGAAATAATCAGCGATTATCGGGGGTAACTATATCTGTATACTATAATAAGTACGGTTATTATACGAAATAGATATAACTAGCGAAAGGATAAATTATGCGAAATTAAAACGAGGAGTGATTTTGGGAGTGGTCTGACTACTTAGCGACTATCGCACCTCTCTTTCTCTAAAAGGCAAACGACTATTTCACACAAAAAATACACGACTATTTGACGATGATTCGCAAGAAAGTGATACGACTATTACTCTACGACTATCAGCAAACTTCTCGCTACTATACGATATATAGGACTTTAAAAGCTAGTCATCTGACGACTTTACGACTATTCTAAGACTATTTTATCGGAGAAACTACGACTATTGGCTACGACTATTCCAGCCGGAACGCTACGACTATTGCTGACCTCTATTGGCTATCGGGCGAAAGCCCGAAAAGAAATGCGGCGGTAGCCGTCAATGGTTCCGCGCCGCCCGCCCTGTCCCTGCTGCTGGACTGACCCGCCGGGCTGGCATGGATCCATAACAGGGGCGCGCCCTTATATACCTTATTATAATAGGTGGTCTGCGTTGAGCTGTACGGCGTCAGGCGTGGCGCTGGTATCTGGTATGCGCTGGAGGTCGTCCGGGCGCTGTGATACGCTCCAGCGTGGTGCAGGCGGTATTATAGCCGCTTGTGTCGGTCTGGTATCGTGGGCGGCTGAGCGGGCACAAGCGCCGGAAAAGCTGCAGTAAAGTACTGTATGATGCTTTGCAGCGTTGGCGGTATAATTTACATAGACGACACAAAACGCGCTGTAAACGCTTGCGCGTGGCTGTATTGCAGCAGGACAAAATAAAAGCCCTGCACCCTCAGCAGATGCAAGGCAAAAGAAAAACCCGGCCATTTCTGACCGGGTGAAATGCTTCTTATTTTGACGCCTTAAACAGCGCCGAGAAAAACCAAAAAACGAACAGGATACAAGAAAAAATCACTTGTCGCACCTCCATCAAACCACGCTAAAACGCTTGTATGTGGTGCGCTTGCTGCACTCTGCATAAATATCCGGGTGTGCTGCCTGTAAAAGCTTGCTATCAAGTCGGACGCTTTGCACATCCTTGTAAATGGCCTTTGCAGTGCCCTGCACCATTTCGGGTGCGCCGTGCATCATGTCAATGATTTCAGCCTTTACAGCGTCATTCATTGCTTCAAGCTCTTCAATTAACCGCTTATTTTCGCGGTATGCGTTCACCTTTTCTTCGAAAGTCGTCATTTTTATACCTCCATAAAAAGATGCAAGCCAGAATTTGCTTTTTTGTGCCGCTCAAAATCGGCCTGCGTACCGTGTCCAAAATTAAAAGCGCCTGCAATGCGTTCCGCGTCCCATACACTATAAGCACCGGCACGGATAGCGGCTTTTACGTTGCCGCGATACTCTGCAGCAAGTTCCGGCTTGTAAATATCGATTGTCATTTTTTCGCCCTCCTCAGCTGTTTAAAAAAGCAATCATAACGAGTGCGCCGCTGATCATGCCGCCGATGTACCAGAGGGCGGCCCACTGGGTTGCATCAAGTACCAGCATATTACTGCACCCCCTTGCAATACAGGCTATTGGTGCGGCAGATAGTGCGGATACGGTTGCAAGCCTGATACAGTGCGCGGGCTTGCACGTCAAGCCACGTTTCCCGGCTGTTGGGAGCGTTCATGCCGCCGTCGGTGCGCTTGAGTTCGGACGGGGTGCAGACGCGGGCGGCGATATCGGCGTCATAGCAGATGGAGCAACCGCCGTTGCTATACTGCTCCCAGCAGCTTGCACCGTTAAGCGCCCACCGCTCAAGCTCTGCGCCGTCAAGGGGCAAGCGCTCCATATTGTCTGCACCCTCCTGCACATCGTCCAGCAGGTCGAGAGCGTACAACGTAACGGCTTTATCCCACGCGCTGCGATCGTGGCGGGCGTTGAGTTCTGCGCGGATGGTATCGGCGAGTGCGGTATAATCAGGGGTGACAGTCTGGGGCTGTTCTGCGGTGAGATCAATAATGGTCGTTGCGGCTGCCGCGGAAATGGTGTTGACCTGTGCGGTGTTGAGTTCGACGATCTCACGGACGTTCTGACCTACAAAGTGGGCCTTTACAGATTCAACGCTTTCGGCAACTGCGACGGTCGAATTATATTCGTCGTTTCGCTCGGTGATAACGTGATAATACTTTTTCATGGTTTTGGCCTCCTGTTTTGGTTCAATGTGGTTTGTTCTTGTTTGTGCCTTTATTATACTATCAATAGGGTTGTATGTCAATAGATAGATAGTAATTTGCTATCACAAGAAACAACAAAATATCCTTGTGATATTTGTTCATATTGCTATCAATATACCATGCCTGTGATAGAGCTATCATAATACGCATGATAGAGGAGCTCCATGCTCTCCAGCGCCCGCCGCCGGTACGATCTACCCGGCGCGGCCTGTCTGGTATCGAGTGCAGACCGGTGCAGCGCCCTGGGCTGTGTGCCTTGCCTTGCGTGGTCTGCCCTGGTTCTGGCACGGCCTGCGCTGCTGCCTGTGATGTGCAGGCTGTCCGGGTACGCTGGGAGGTGCAGGGAGCCACCGGCGGGGTATATGGGGAGAGCCGGGAGTGGGGCGGTCGACACCTCGCGTAGAAAAAATTCAAAAAAGGCGCTTTCCCTGCTTACCCGCCCCCTCTTTTCCGCATAAATCACCCCCACCCCATTTCCAATCTCAAAATTTTCCGCAAAAACAAAAAGACCCCTACAAAGGGTCTGTGTTCTGTGCTATACTTGCCTTACAAGCCTTGAAAGGGAGGAATCTGCAATGAACCAAAAGAATGACAAAAATAAAGAAAGACGCGAAAAGAACGAAAAGATTGCCGCTTCAATATGGGGCATCATTATCGGCGCAGCTCTTTTGGTTTTTGGTGTGTATCTTATGGCACATGGTATTTCAAACGTTATATAAAATTCTGGCCAAAGAAAGGAAGAACCAAAAAATGAGAAAGAGAATCATTGCGGCGGCTCTGGCAGTGGCTATGATGCTTGCTATGCCTATTAGCGCAATGGCAACTGCAAAGCCTGATGAATGGTCTGGTCTTATTGAACTTGAGCAGACAAATGCAACGCAGTATGAACCGTTGGGCATTAAGAATCATGGGTCTTATGCGTGGCGTGATGGTAGCACGATTTATATTTCTTATGCTCTTGAAATCGAGAATACTAACAAAAATCTTGCGGCATGGTTTCCACATATTGAAATTGCAGTCGTTGCAGAGGATGGCTCCGTAATTAAAACAGACGATGAATATTTGGACTGGGTTGCGGAAGATGATTCCTACTGGTATGCCGGATACTTCACATACGAGTATGACGGTACTATCCCTGCCGGTATCGAAATGGCTGTTTCGACTCAGGACTATAACTATCAGCCGAGTGCAGGAAAAGAAGTTTTAAGATCCGGTGAATTGGCTGTTACCAATACTTCAAAGCGCGGCAGCGGCTATGAAACGAGATTTACCGGAAAGGTAACTAATAATAGTGCGTACAAGACAAGCGCAAAGGTCATCGTTCTGTATAAGATGAAAGATGAGAGCGGAGAAGAAGTTCCCGTGTGCGGAGATATTGATTATGTCTTAGACATCCAACCGGGCGAGACAAAGAACTTTGAGATTCATCCCTATTCTGGACTTTCCAATTATTCTTCGTGGGAAATCGTAGCAATTCAAATGTAACACAAAAAGCCAGCGGCTAGATGTTCTCTAACTGCTGGCTATATTTTTGTTCTCCGTACTATCAAAACTATATTGACAGTACTATCAAAATATGATATAATCTTTGATAGAAAGAGAGGACGCAAAAATGAAAGTTGGGTATGTAAGAGTTTCGACAGCCGGACAAAACACGGCTCGTCAGGAAGTCATTATGGAACAGCTTGGTGTTGAAAAAGTGTTCATTGACAAAATGAGCGGCAAAAACACCGACCGCCCGCAGTTGAAAGAGATGCTGGCGTTTGTTCGTGAGGGCGACACTCTTGTGATTGAGAGCTTCAGCCGTCTGGCTCGTTCCACAAAAGACCTTCTGGAAATCGTTGAAGAACTTGAAAAAAAGAATGTAAAGTTCGTCAGCCAGAAAGAGAACATCGACACTTCTACGCCTAACGGAAAATTTATGCTGACTGTATTTGCGGCTCTGGCACAACTGGAACGTGAAACAATGTTGGCACGGCAGAAGGAGGGAATCGAAATCGCAAAGGCAGAAGGTAAGTATAAGGGTAGAAAGCCTGTCGAAGTGGACGAAGATAAGTTTCGGCAGCTCTACAACGACTGGCAGAATGGAAAGACCACGCCGAAGATTATGATGAACGAGCTTGGGTTGAAGTCCGCTACGTTCTGGCGCACGGTTAAAAAGTATCGTGAAAAATATGGCATCACTGATGCGGCCACCACACGCAAGTATGCCAACAAAGAAGAAAAATAAAAAAAGCAGCGACCCACCACAGGCCGCTGCTACAAACAAGAACCACCAATCCCTCAACAGGATGATAGTACATAAGTATTATATCATTTCTTTTGGGGGAACACAACACCAAAGGAGAAGATAATGGAATTTTACAAGAGCATGGATTATTTCTTTATTACACGCATGGTAAGCGATTGGATGCGGTACGCTGGGCCAAAAGCAAGAAAAGAGTTTTCAGACCAAGTAAAAGAACATGTCTGGGATGCAAGAGAAAGAACGGAAAACAGCTTTGAACGTGGGTATGTTTTTAATTTTGCTGCCGATTATTCTAATGAAATTTATAGTGCTGGAGAATATCTCGTCTATCTTTTTGTTGATAGCATGGGAGAGATTTACTATGTTGGGATGGGGAATTCTGGAAGAATACGAGACAAGAAAAATAGAAATGAAGCATTTAAGGAGCACTACGCAAAATGCAATTCTAAAATCGTGATATTGTCCAAATGGAGTACGAAGTATTTTGCGGCAGACATTGAAAAGCTTGCGATTTGGGAATGCCAACTTCGCGGAGCAAGGCTTACGAATGAAAAAGACACCCTTTCTCAGATGGAGATTTACGAGCTTAGACATATACCTGATGAGTGGCAAAAAAGAACACCGATGCAAAGAGAGTATGTGGAACTGAAAAAACGCTATAAAGAATCTGTCGAAGCGTTGGATTCTATAGAAAAATGGTTATATGGCGGCGGTGCATCATCTGTTCCTGAGTATGTGAATGAAAAAGTGGATTATGTGTACGCTAACGAGTGTTGGACAATTGATGGTGTTACAAAATCCAGATCCCAATGGTGCAAGGAACATAAGATGAATGTTTCAAAAGCAAACAAGAGAATCGAAATTGGATGCACACCAAAAGAAGCACTCACGTTTCCAACTGCGCCAGAAAACAAAAAGCGTTATATAAAAGAATGGTGGCTTGAAAACGGATACATCCCCGGAACTGACACTACTTCGTATGTGACGCCCGTTAAAGAATGGCCTGACCCTTATAGAAAAAGAAGATGATAGCAGCTTGGCGTGACCCGCCAGACATGGTATCGGATTGCTGAACAGAACAGGTGAAAGTATGGCTAGAAAACTTTACGCAGTGACAAGCGGTGGATACGAGGATTATCATATCATTACTCTGACCAAGAGCCGTAGACGTGCGGAGAAAATCGCAGAGATTTACGATGCCGATGTTGAAGAATATGAGGATAGTGGAGAACTGACCAAAAAGCCAGCTACTTATCTCGTCCATGCTCGTGGAGCCGCAAAATGTTGCGAAAGATTTGATAGGTACACTTGCGGAGACATCGAGAAAGGCGTTATATTCGAGAACGGGTTTGCATACGTTGATGCTTGGTCTAAAGAAGAGGCCGAACAAAAGGCTGACGTTATCTTCAAAGAAGTCAGCGAAAAAGAAGCAGCGGAGCAAAAAGCACGAGAAGAAGAGTACAGGTCTACGCCGACATGGCTTGCCAAGCGCGAAAACGGAAAAATCTACGTCATTCCAGAAGATAATAAAACAAACTCAAGCGGAGTCCTGTTTGGATGCAGGGCGTTTATCAAGGCTCATACGATAGAGGAAGCTATGAAGATTGCAGCGTCTATGTTTGCAGATTATGACACAAACCGTGCGAAAGCATTGAAGTGACGTTGTTTGCAACCTAGAATAAAACCGAATATTTAATTTTTGTGCAGTTGTAGGCACTCTTTACATTTTCAGGTAGGGGGTGCCTATTTTTTATGCAGCCAAAGCAGTGTATTGCCATCATTGACAGCATCAAAGCGTATGCAAAGCAGAATCCGACCGAAGCACAGGTCTACGAGGACTGGTTTCAGGCGGTTGTGAACCTGAGAGACGCCCTGCCGCAGGACAAGCGGTTCGACGCCTACAAATACTCTGGTGAGCTGCGCTCTGTCTGTGCAGCCATGATGGGCAAGATGAAAACAGGCGAGGACGTGGCGAAGGTCTATGACATTATCGGCCGGACGTACCTGTTTGAAGCAAGGGATGTGTTTGACAGCTATTGCATCTACCTTGAATGGAACCGTGCACCGGAGAAGAAGTTCTATCAGCCGAGACGCAGGGTTCTGAAAGTGCTGGCAGATGACCTTGAGGACTTGTTTTATAAGCGGATTGACTTTTTAGGAGTTAGTCTACCCGCTCGCGTTGGCAAGGCTTTGAGCGATAATACGCCAATTTTAACAAGAAGTGGCTGGAAGAATCACGGCGATTTGCAGGTCGGCGATGAAGTCATCAGCCCAAAAGGTCAGTTTGTAAAGGTGCTGGCAGTATCTCCTAAGTGTCAGCTTGATGTGCGCTGCCACTTCTCTGACAACACATATATTGATTGCCACGAAAACCACGAGTGGCCTGTATTTAACCGTCATAAGAATGGATTTGATGTGGTCGAAACTAAGCGGATGATGGAGGATTATGTTGCCGACACGAAGGACGGTATAAGATTCTGCTATCAGGTTGCGTTCAAAAATTTTGTTGAGGGAGAATATAAGAAACTGCCTGTTGAACCGTACACATTGGGCGCATGGCTTGGTGATGGCCGCAATCAGCACCCGGATATTTGCGAACCTCCTTGTGATCGAGTGATTGTTGAGCGTGTTATTAACGATGGATACCCTGTTAGCTGGCACACGGTTCATAAGGATACTGGTGTTGAGTACTACGGATTCTCTGGCTTGCGACAGTCACTTCAAAAAGGCGATATGTGCCATAGTCACAGACGCTGCGTGAAGCACATCCCAGAAGAATACTTCACAGCCAGCATTGCACAGCGTATGGAACTGCTTGCCGGTCTGCTCGATACAGACGGTACGTTACGGGCAAAAGAGCATCGGTACGCTTTTTCTACCACAGAGCCGCAAATGAGAGATGATTTTGTCACGCTGGTTTCTACCTTTGGATGGAGATGCAGCGTGGTTGAATATCCACCTCGTGTATCGTCTAGTGGCATTAAAGGCAATCTGACAGTCTATTCCATCTCTTTTAATCCTACCTGCCCCATTCCTTGTGTTGTTCCTCGCAAGCAGTTAAGAGAGTTCTCCAAACCTCGCCGCGTGGCATTCTGCGGGTTTGAACGCATCGAGCCGAAGCAGGGTAATTGCATTCAAGTTGAGGGTGGTGTGTACTGCGCTGGTAAGCGGCTGATTCCTACCCATAACAGCACCTTATGCATCTTTTTCATCACATGGCTGATGGGCAACCGCCCTGACGTTGCATCGGTTATGAGCGGACATTCTGACAAGCTGACCAACGGCTTCTATGGCGAAGTGCTATCCATTATCACCGACCCAGTGACCTACAACTGGGGCAAAATCTTCCCTGACGTTCAGCTTGTGGACAAAAGCGCAAAGGACGAAAGCGTTGACCTGAACCGAAAAAAGCGCTTCCCCACCCTTACTTGCCGCTCCATCGGCGGCACTCTGACTGGTGCTGTTGAAATCGGTGAGGGCGGAGTTTTGTACAGCGATGACTTGATTGAGGACTTAGAGGAAAGCCTGAATGTTGAGCGCCTGAACAACAAATACGACGCCTATCTGAACCAGCTGAAAGATCGCAAAAAGCAAGGCGCATTAGAGTTGATGGTCGGCACACGATGGAACGTGCTTGACCCTCTGGGGCGCATCCAGAACCAGTATGCAGACAACCCAAAGTACCGATTCCGGGTGATTCCTGCGGTGGACGAAAACGGACACAGCAACTTCAATTATGACTATGGCGTTGGCTTTGACGACGCCTACTATGCCGATATGAAAGCAAGCATTGACGATGCGACATGGTGGGCAAAGTACATGGGTAAGCCCTATGTGCGCGAAGGTCTGCTGTTCCCTGCTGATGAACTGCGGTATTTCAACGGCGTTCTGCCCGATGGAGAGCCCGATCGCAAGCTCATGGTTATGGATATTGCATGGGGCGGCGGTGACTTCACCGCCTGTCCTATCGCCTATGTGTACGGTGATGCCGTGTTCATCCCTGACCTTGTGTTCAATAACGGCGATAAGACCGTGACCAGACCGGAAGTCGTGGGCAAAATCATCCAGCACAAAATCAACGTGGTGCGCGGCGAAGCCAACAACGGCGGCGATGAATACTGTGACGTGGTAGACAGCCAGCTTCGGCAGCAAGGCTATCACTGCTCTGTCCGTAGCCAGCGTGCGCCAAGTAGTCAAAGTAAACTGTCCAGAATTATCCAGTATGCGCCGGACATCAAACGGTTCTATTTCCTTGACGAAAAACACCAGTCGAAAGAGTACAAGGCGTTCATGGAACAGGTCACGATGTTCACACAGCTTGGCAAAGTTCCGCACGATGATGCGCCGGACAGCTTGGCGCAGCTTGCTGATGAATTGTACAACGGAATCAGTAAAATTGAGCCTGTCAAGAGGCCTTTTTGATTAAAAACACAATATATTGTGTTCGCTGGGTCTATTTATTTGATTTCACCACTTGACAAGGCTTATAATGTACGCAGGAGGTTTTGTAGCTTCCCTTAAAGGAATAGCTTGCACGCGGGTTTTGTCATTTTACTCGCGTGCGTGTCAACAAGCATATTCCTCCTTTCACCGGTGGAGGTTTTCTCACTCTTTCACCTTCACCGGGCTTTATATGTTGCGTTTCCAATTGTAAGGGGAATGCCAGTCTGTCTCCCCCACGGCTGGCAAGCAACGGATCGATTCCGTTACGCAGCACAACCAACCACCTAGCTTTGCGTGGATTCATTCCCAAAAACCTCCACCGCTATTCCAGGCTCTCGATGCAATGGGTTAGGCATGACATTGCAAAGAGCAGCGGTTAACCAATCAAGCCTGGTTTCTATGTTGCATTAGCTCAGTCAGGCTAGAGCACTCGGCTCATATCCGAGCATACATTGGTTCAAATCCATTATGTAGCACCAAAATTGCAGCTGACCCGTTTACGTCTGTCCAACAACTGAATGTAAAGGCTGCAATGGTTTTCTTCGGGCGAAGAATAGCACGGCTGGAAGTGCGAATAGTTTCCCAGTAGCTTCTGACAGGTCTGTGCTCAACAGCCTGTTTCCAGAAATTCAACGAAAGGAGCACAGATGGTAGCAAAAGTAAGATGCAAGCGTCCTCGAAAAGACGCAAACGGCAATCCGTGTGATTGCGGACGTTATCTTGGCGAAGTAGAAGGTAAGTTCTCCCTTCTGTGTCCTCTTTGCCATTGGATTACAATTGGAGATTCCAACCTTCCAAAAGATACGTGGGTCTCCGTACCAAAGTTTAAAAACTGAATAGCTTTTGAAGCGCAGTTGTAAGCGCAGTGAGATAGACCTTAACAGGTTTGTCTTGCTGCGCTTTTTATTTTTCCGGAAAGGAGGAACGCATGGCTGAGTATCAGATAGTTGTTGACGGCTTTTTGAATGAGCCGCTAACCGGACGTAGACCGATTGAAACGCCGGAGACGGAAATCAATCGGGCAAACGTGCTGAAAGTGGTCATGGGCAAGGCAGAGCCTATTCATCTGCTAAACAAGAACGAGATTCGCTTTCTGCACAACTACTACTTGGGCAGCCAGCCTGTCCTCCACCGCACGAAGGAGTACCACGCTGAAATTACCAATCGCATTGTAGAGAACCACGCCAACGAGTGCGTGGGCTTCTACACAGGCTACATGAGCGGCACTCCTTGCTCTTATGTGCGGTCTGAAACGGCAACAGGTGACGGTGAGGAAATCGCTCGGCTGTCCAACGCCTTGCAGTATGAGGGCAAGGATGCGCTTGATCGGCGGCTCTGGCAGTGGATGTTGGAGTGCGGACAGGGATACCGCATTGTCCTTCCTGATAAAGGGTATAACGGCAACTACCCGGACGAAACGCCCCTGCTGGTGGACGTTCCAGACCCGGATATGGCGTATGTGATTTACAACTCCGGCATCGGTCACAAGCCCATCGCCAACGTGCTGCACATCCCACGCAATTATCAGAATGACCTGAACGACCTGATTTGCGTGTATACGCCGAACCAGTACTTTGAAATCGATAACGGCAAGGTTACAAAGTCTGAGAATCACTCTCTTGGAATGCTGCCGATGGTCGAATACAAGCTGAACCCGGAGCGGATGGGTCTGTTTGAACCGGCTATCCCTGTGCTGGATGCCATCAACGACCTTGAAAGCAACCGTCTGGACGGCGTGGCGCAGTTCATCCAGTCCATCATGGTGTTTACCAACTGCCTTGTTGACGAGGATGCGTTGAACAAGGTGAAGGAATTGGGCGCAATGTGCCTGAAATCCACCGCTGGTCTGCCCGCTTCTGTTTCTCAGATCGCAAACGAGCTTGACCAGCAGCAGAGCCAGACCTTGCTTGATTCCATGTTGAACGTGTACCGCAGCCTGACTGCCATGCCTAGTGCCACTGGTAGCGAGAACGCAACATCCGACAACGTGGGCGCAGTCATCGTTCGCAATGGCTGGAATCACACCGAAGCAAGGGCACAGCAGTACGAGAATATGTTCAAGTACGCTGAGCGCCAGAGCCTGTCTGTAATGCTGAAAATCCTGCGTGACACGGCTGGTTCTAAGCTGATGGCAAGTGACATCAACATCAAACTGCCCCGCCGTCAGTACGACAACCAGCAGAGTAAGGTTCAGATTTTTGCACAGATGTTGCAGCAGACTATTGACCCGCAGTTGGCGTTCACCACGCCCGGGCTGTTCCCCGACCCACAGGCTGCTTACGAAATGAGCAAGCCCTTCCTGATTGCCGCTGGCAAGCTGGGCGAGGATGGGAAAGCACCGAATCCGCAGGAACAGCCGACTGACCATATTGCTGACGCTAACAAAATAGTCAGCGAACAGGCTAATGCAAAGGAAGGAGAGCAAAAATGAGGAAGCTGTTTATTTCATGCCCGATGAAGAATCGGTCGGAAGAAAATATTCGGATGACGTTTGACCGTTTGCACAAGATTGCCGAAGCAGTGTACGGTGAAAGCCTTGAGGTTATCCCAACCTATATCGAAGATAACCCGCCTAAGTGCAGAACTGAAGGACTTTGGTATCTTGGCAAGAGCATCGAACTCCTTTCGCAGGCCGATTATTTTATCGGTATTTGCGGCGATAACGCCTTTCAGTATAACGGCTGTACTGTAGAAAGCGATGCTGCAAAGTTGTATGGCGTTCCGGTCTATCTTGTTCCGACCGTTTTCTCCGCTCCTGATGTTGCGAAAGCAGAACTGGTTTACAACGGCACAGGGGAACTAATCAACTAAAAATCAATCCGCATAAGCGGGCTGATATATTCCGGCAGGGAAGCCGGGATACAAATTTCGCAGCGTTGCAGGGAAGCAACGGTAAAAAAACGCAGGAGGAAATTAACGATATGAAACTCAATGTGTTGCTTGGTGATGCCTACAAAGAGGGCATGACCGCCGATGAAATTATTTCTGCGCTTGAAAAGGTTGCAGACCCTAACGCAGAGGTTGAGAAGCTGCGCAACGCCGTGACGAAAGCCAATGGCGAAGCTGCTGAGTACAAGAAGCAGCTCAAGGCAAAGCGTACCGATGACGAGAATGCCGCACAGGAACAGGCTGACAAGCTGGCAGAGATGCAGAAGCAGATTGAAGCCCTGACTGCTGATAAGGAGAACCTCGTCAAGGAAAAGACCCTTGCATCCTACCGTGAGAAGTTCGTTGCACAGGGTTATGACGCTGAACTTGCCAACAAAGCTGCATCCGCACTGGCTGACGGTGACATGGACAAGGTGTTTAAGTTCCAGTCGGAGTTTATGACCGCTCACGACACCGCATACAAGGCTTCTCTGCTGAAGGATATGCCCACACCTCCGGGTGCGGATGGCAAGGGCGGCTCTGACAGTGAAGGTGTGGCGTTTGCTAAGAGCCTTGCACAGCAGAACGCAAATACTTCTAAGGCATCGAGTGACGCAATGAGTGCTTTTCATTAACAAGGAGGAAAACATGAAGTTTACCCGAAACACGGTCAACGGAATCAACGATACTATCCTTGCTTCCAATGACTACACCGCCATCCCCTTTACCGTGACCGAAACTGCTGCGGTTAAGGCTGGCTATCCCATGACGCTGGCTGGTAAGAAAGCTGTTGCTGCTGGCGAGACTGGTTCTAAGACCATCAACGCTGACGGCATCCTGCTGTATGACGTTGACCCGGCAGAGAACCCCAATGCTTCCCTGCTGATTCGTGGCGTTATCGACACCAAGAAGGCCGCGGCAAGTTCCGGCTTCACCTTTGACGCTGACGCAATCAAGGCACTCAAGACCGCCGTTCCCGGCATTTTCTGCCGTGACAACATCAGCGTGAACGCTTAATAGGAGGTAAAACAACATGGCACTGAATCTTAAGGAAGTCTTTGCCCCGGCTGCGATTGCCGCCTATTGGACGAATGACCCCACCAATGCGATGCCGTTCGCATCTGACGCACTGTTCCCTGCAAAGAAGAAGGCTGGTCTTGACCTGAAGTGGCTGCGCGGTCACAAGGGCGTTGGCGTTTCTCTGATGCCCAGCGCATTTGATGCAAAGGCTACTTTCCGCACCCGCGAGGGCTTCAAGTTCGATGAAACTGAGATGCCGTTCTTCCGTGAGGGCTACCATCTGGGCGAGAAAGACCGTCAGGAAATCCTGCGTGTTCTGGACAGCAATGACCCCTATGCCCGTGATGTGATGAACCGTCTGTACGATGACACCGCACAGCTTATCACTGGCGCTCGTATCGTTCCTGAGCGCATGATCTGGCAGCTGCTGGCTCCCAGCAATGGCGTTCCTGGCATTACCATCAAGGCAAACGGTGTGAACTACACCTACAACTACGACCCAGACGGCACTTGGAAGTCTACCAACTACAAGGAAGTCTCTGCCGCAAAGTCCAAGTGGAACGTCACCACAGCTACCCCCATTGCAGACCTGAATGCCGCAAAGGACGCTGTTCTGGCAAGCGTGGGCGAGGTCGTGACTGAGGTGTACATGAACACCGCCACCTTCCGCAACATGATTGCTGCGGACGAGGTAAAGAATCGGTTTATGACCGTCACCGCAAAGGCGAACGCCGTTCTGCTGGATGCCGAAGCACGGCAGATTATCGAATCTGCAACCGGTCTGACCATCCATCTGTACGACAAGATGTTCAAGGCAGACCAGTACAGTGCAAGCGAGAAGTATCTGCCCGATGGCATGGTGGTGGTCGCTCCCTCTGGCGCTCTGGGTAGCACTTGGTACGGCACTACTCCGGAGGAAGCCGATCTGCTGTCTGGCCAGTCTGGTGCATCCGTGTCCATCGTGAACACCGGCGTTGCCATCACCACTGAGCTGACCATTCATCCGGTCAACGCCAACGTCTATGCTTCCGAAATCGTCCTGCCGTCCTTTGAGCGCATGGACGCTGTGTACTGCATCAAGGCTTACTAAGGCGAAAGGAGGAAAGCAGCATGGGAGATCAGTATTCCGAAGCGGCAGTCAAGTTGGGGCAGTACATCGCCCCTGCACTTGACCGTGAAATCACGGACGAGGACTACCCTCTCTTCGACCTGCTGCTTGATTTCGCCAAAGACAAGATATTTGCGCAGGGCTACCCTTTCGGCAACAGACCGGACGAGTTGCCCTCGCAGTATCAGTCGTTGCAGATACGCATTGCAGCGGAACTGTACAACCACATCGGCGCAAACGGACAGACGAGCTATACCAACAATGGCATCACTCGTGTGTGGGAAAGCTCCGATGTGGCACAGTCCCTGCTGAATGAAGTGGTTCCGAGAGTAGGTGTTATCGGCTGATGTTCAATGGAAGCCCGCTGGATAAACGCCCGCTGTGGTATTCAAACCCGGTCGGTGAGAAAATGCCTGTCGTGGACGAGTGGGGAAACGAGACTGGCGAATCCGCATACAAATCGTGGAGCGAACCCGCAAAGCTGATGCTGAACGTCAGCCCGCCTACTGGTTCTGCGGAAGCAAACCCTTTCGGCACGTTCACGGATTACAGCTACATTGTCAGCTCGTCCAGCAAGAAGCGCAACACACCGCTTTATGAAGGTACGCACGTCTGGTTTCAGACGGACGTTTCAAAGCCTTTCAATTACACTGTAGTCAAGGTCGCAGAGCATATCACGGACACGTTATATGCACTGAAAGAGGTGGCTGCAAGTGAAAATTAAAGTGAGGTTGAGCGATGCCGGACTTCGTGATGCGGAACGTCAGATACAGGAGTACAAGGCCACCCTGAATAAAAAGGCGCAGGAGTTTGCAAAGGCGTTGGCTGACAAAGGGCTTGATGTGGCGAAAGTTCGCTTTGCCAATGCAGAATATGCCGGTAACAACGATGTCTCTTGCCGTGTTGAGCAGAACGGAAGCACCTGCACCATCATTGCAGAGGGCAAAGCAGTTGCCTTTATCGAGTTTGGCACCGGCATACATCACAATGGATATGGCGGTGAGCTGCCGCCCGGTGTTGGTGCGCATGGCTCCTACGGCAAAGGGCAAGGCACAAACCGCAGATGGTACTACTACGGAGAATCCGGCAATGCTGGCACGCCTGTCAAACAGGTGGATGGTAAAGGCCAGTTGAATTACACCAGCGGCAACGATGCAGCTATGGCTATGTGGGGAGCTGTTGAGGAAATGGCTTCTCAAGTTGAAGCAACGTGGAGGGAGGTTTGGAATAGTTGATCGATTATTTCAATTCTATCTTCACGGCTGTTGCTAAGGAACTGCGAAAGCAAGTGCCCGGCATTTTCGTTACTGGTGAAATCAATGACAGCAACGTCAAAAAGTTTCCGTGTGTGCAGATAGAGGAAAACAGCAATCTTCCTGTACACATTGATTCTGCTGGTCACAGCAAGTATGCTGCCGTTTCCCTGCGTGTGCGGGTCTACTCTAACAAAGACACGGGACGCATTGCAGAAGCACGTTCCATTGTTGACATCGTGGATTCTGTTCTTGAACCGCTTAAATTTTATCGCAAATCGTTTGCCCCGTTGAATGGGCTGTACAACAATTCCGTCTATCGGATTGATTGCAGCTACGGGGCAACAATCGGAGAGGACGGAATGATTTACCGAAACTAAGGAGGTAAACATTCTATGAGTACTGCTATCTCCGGTCTGAATACCACCCTGTATTGTGGCGACAGCGCAACCGCTCTGACGAAGCTGTGCGACATCAAGGATGTACCCGACCTGATCTCTGAGCCGAACCTTCTGGATGCAACTACCCTGTCCGACCCCATGCAGGTCAACATCTTCGGCATTATCCAGAGCGACACCAAGTCCTTTACTGCCAACTACAACAAGACTGACTACAAGAAGGTCAAGGAGGCTGGCTATGATGAGACTTCCGAGAGCAACGCCGTAAAGTACTACGCCCTGAAAATGCAGGACGGCTCCGGCTTCACTTGGCAGGGTATGCATCAGGTTGGTCTGTCCGGCTTCGGTGTGGACGAGGTTGTTGAAATGACCATCAACTGCATCTTCACCAAGAAGCCTGAGTTCAGCGAGGCCTTGACTGTCAACGGCGGCTAAACCGCAAAAATCGAATCAATCAAACCGGGCAGAACTGAACAACGGATTTGGTTCTGCCACTATTTATAAAGGAGAGCATTTATTATGGCTGCTAAGGTTATCAACTTTCATTCCCCCGATGGCAAGAACACTTACGAGCTGACCTTCACCCGTGACAGCGTGGAAGCCACCGAGCGTGCAGGTTTTCAGATTGGCCAGTACACCCAGATGACCAATCTGCTGTCCAATTCCCGTGCCCTGTTCTACGGCGCTTTCATCGCCCGGAACAAGGGCATCAAGCGCAAGGTTGTTGACGAGATGTTTCAGCACATCGAGGAGAAGGAAGACCTGATGGGCATTCTGCTTGAGATGTTCATGGACGCTTCCAAGTCTCTGCTGGCAACTGACACTGAGGACAAGACCGCAAAAAACGCAACGTGGGAGATTGTGTAACTGCACAATCTCAAGAAATAGACGGAGAGGGAGAACCATTCTCCTTCTCCAAGCTGTTCCACGATGTAGAAGCCTATTACATCTCCATCGGTATGACCTACGACCAGTTCTGGTACGGCGATGTCTGGCTGGCGAAGGTCTATCGTGACGCAGAGGAGCTGCGGGAACGCAGAGCCAATGTTGAAGCGTGGAGAAATGGTTTCTACACAGCATCTGCGCTTTCCTCTACGGTTGGCAATATGTTCCGAAAGAAAGGGTCTAAGCCGATCAAGTACATGGATAGACCACTTCCCCTTACTCAAAAGGAGAAAGACGAGTATGAATACCAACGCGCAGTTGAGGCGCAGGAGCGAATCAAGAGAACGATGTTCTCTATGATGGAAAGTGATGGTGGTAGTGATGGCTGATGTTGATATTACGAGCTTATCCGTAGAGATTTCTGCGGAATCGCAGGGCGCAGAGCTTAATATCGACAAGCTCGCTACCGCCATTTCTAATTTGCGGACAAAAGGAAACGTCACAAAGGTTGTGAACAGCCTTGACAGGCTGGCTGGTTCCATCGCAACGCTGAAACAGGCATCCGCTGGAATATCCGGGCTGGACAAAATTACAAGCTTTCTTAATGGGCTTTCCAACGTCAACACGACTGCAATCGCAAAGAGCATCAGCACGGTCGTGAACGCAATCAAGAAGATTCCTGCGGCTGTGTCTGGCTTGAATGGCGTGGACTTTTACTCCATGTCTGGAAGCATTACTCAGCTCACTAACGCTTTGGCTCCGCTGTCCATTCTGGACGCATCGAACCTTAAAGCTCTTGGCAGTGCTTTTAATGCGATTGGGAAAGTTCCTGACCTAACCGACAAGCTGAAAGCGACTGACCTTGATTCTTTTGCAAGCTCTTGCCAGAAGATTTCCGCCGCCCTTACTCCCCTTGCATCTCAGCTTGACAAGGTGGGCAACGCTTTTGCAAAGCTCCCCCCGCAGCTGAGCAAGGTTGTGACGCAGGCGAACCGTGTGACCGCTGCCAACGAAAAGCAGCGCAAGAGCTATCTCAGCCTGTCCCATCAGATGAACGGCTTTATGCGGAACATGGCAAAGCTGGTTTCGTTGAAAGCTATCGCTGATTATCTTGGCAACGCTGTTGCGAAATTTAACGACTTCTACGAAGCGGCTAATATGTTTGGCGTATCGATGGGCGACATGACAAACGAAGCGAGCGGTTTCATTGATAAGATGGAACAATTGCTTGGAATCGACCCGTCAGAAGCCATGAACGCTATGGCGAATATTTATAGCATGACAAAGAGCTTCGGACTTGCAAAAGAGCAAGCATATACTTTGTCGAAAAGTCTCACCCAGTTAGGCTATGACCTTTCTTCGCTGAAAAACATCCCTATTTCGGAAGCGTTTACGAAGATTCGTTCGGCTATGGCTGGCGAACTTGAGCCAATGCTTCAGCTTGGCGTTGATATTTCTCAAGCAAGACTTCAGCAAGAACTTCTTGCACTTGGCTTTAACAAACAGGTTTCTACGCTTTCTCAGGCAGATAAAGCTACCTTGAGATACATTGCAATTTTGAAGCAGACCACCGATGCGCAGGGCGATTTTGCTCGGACGCTTTCTAGTCCTGCGAATATGATTCGCGTTCTGAAAGCACAGTTGTCTGGTCTTGCGCGAGATATCGGTTCTTTGCTTTACCCTGCTTTGAAATCCATTCTTCCCCCTCTGATTGCGGCAGTTGAACTTATCCGGGAGTTCGTTCAGTGGGTGGCAAATCTGATGGGTGTAAAAGTCGTGCTCACCGACTTCGCCAAAAGTGCTGACAGTGTTGGCGGCATCGGTGACGCAATGGATGACACAACCGATTCGACAAAGAAAGCCGCCAAAGCTCTCAAGGACTACACGATGGGTTTTGATGAACTGAACATCATTGACCCAACACAAGGAAGCTCCGGCTCTGGCGGCGGTGCATCTGCCGGCAACATCTTGGGCGATGTAGACCTGTCCGGCTACGATATGTTCAAGCAGTACAACGAAGAGTTTGCAAAGCAGATTGATGTTATCAAGCAGAAAATCAAGGCTATGCTTCCTCTTATAGCGACTGTAGCAACCGCCCTTGCTGCTTGGAAGCTCACAAATCTTATTACGGATATTGTGGATGCTATTTCCAAAATGAACGCATTGAAATCCATTGTTTTGGGTCTTGGCGTTTTTACAGTAGGTGTCGTTCTTGAAATTACAGGCATTAAAGACGCGATTGAAAATGGCGTAAATGGGAAAAATTTCGCCGAAATTGTTCTTGGTGCTTTGATTGGAACTACAGGCGCAGCCATTCTCGGTAAAGGAATTGCTCAGTTTATCGTGACCGGCTTTGGCAATACTGCTGTTGGAGCGGCCATTAAAGCGGCTGGTGGCTCTACTGCTGGCGCGATTATTGGAGCAGCAGTTGGCGGAGTAGTAACCGGCATACCTATGTTTGTAACGGGCGTTTACGATGCTGTCAAGAATGGCTTAAACACGTTAAACGGAATTTTGATTCCGCTTGGCTCGACAATGGCTGGCGCAGGCATTGGTGCAATTATCGGTTCTCTTGGTGGCCCGATTGGTACAGGCATCGGTACGCTGATTGGTTTGATTGTTGGTGGTCTGACCGATGTCGGAATTGCGATTTATCAAAACTGGGACAAAATTACAGAATCTCTCGACAAGGCAAGCGAGAGCTTAAAAAACTGGTTTGTCGGCGTTGGCGAGTGGTGGAATGAAAAGTGGCAAGGGTTCAGCGCTAATTTTCAGACTGCATGGGACAGCTTGCCCGGATTTGTTCAGCATCCAATTCAGGCGCTTAACCAAGCAAGCGCAGGCTTAAAGCAGTGGTTTGCTGGTGTTGGCGAGTGGTGGAACCAGAAGTGGGCCGGATTCAAAGAAAACTGGGACAAGGCTTGGAACAGTTTGGTTGATACAATTAAAAATCTCCCTGCAAAATTTTTGGACTATGGCAAAAACATCGTTCAGGGCTTGATTGATGGTATCAACAAAGGAATTGAGAATGCAAAGAAAACTGTTGGTGGACTTGCAAAGGCTATTCTAGATAAGTTCACGACAGATACTGGCATCCACTCTCCTTCTAAAGTCTTTGAACAGTTCGGTATCTACATCGACCAAGGCCTTGCAAACGGTATCACTGCAGCACTTTCTTACGTTGAACAGGCTATGACTAATCTGGCAAACGTTGTTCAGCAGAAGGGCAACGAGATGATTGACTATGGCGCGACCACTGCAACGAATTTTGTTGATGGTTTCTTCAATGGTCTGGACAGCAAGTGGCAAGAACTTGATTCCGGCTTGCAGAATGACTTCTTCGGCACAGTGCAGAATCTTTGGAATGCTGTGCAGAACGGCGACTTAAAAACAATTGGTACAACTGCCGCTGCTATTATCTGGCAGGCGATGGGAGAAGGCAACCGAAATCAGGTAAAAGCATATGCGCAAAGCTTTATTTCCAACATTGCTGGAATTTTGAAGGATGCATCCAAAACCTTGTTTAACGAAGCGTTAAAAGTTGGCAAGGTTATCTGGAGCGGCATAACAAGCAATTTTGGAAAAATCGTAAAGAGCGTTTCCAATCTTGGAACTACGATTTCTACATCAATTAGCGCGTTGAAGGTGCCTTTAGCTACCACTGGCACTGCGATCAGTCAAGGCCTTTTCGGTGGTCTTGTAAGCTCTTTCCCTGAAATTTTTGCTGCAATGGGCGGCTTGATTGGAAGTGTTGGCTCTGCGTTTGTTGGCCTTCTTACTTCTATTGCCGGTGCGCTTTCGTCTACAGTTTTCGGCATTCCTGTAGCGCTTATTGTGGGCGCGGCCGCAATTGCCTTAGGCGCTGCGATTGCGGGTATTGTGAGCAATCTCGGTGGGAAATATTCAACTGACAATTCTTCTTACGTCGGAACCCCTGAATACGATGCTTCTACAGGTTCCACCACTTCTGCAAATGGATACTACAGCAATACATCATCCGGGTCAACAAGCTCTTCCGACCTGCAAGGCGCGGTTTACAACGGCTGCTATAATGCGTTTCTTGATATTTTCCAGCGCTATGGTGACGAAATTACCGGCGGCAAGGAAGTCAGGCTGTTCATTGACGGAAAGCAGATTACCGCTTCGGTTGAAAAGCAGCAGGCTGACCGCGGCGTGCAAATCATGGGGACGGAAGTGTATAGCTATTAAGGAAGGAACGGTGAATTATGCAAGCTCTTGTATCAGTGAACGGCGTAGATTTGCCAGAGCCTTCCTCTTATAGCGCAACGACTTCAACCATCGTTGATTCTGGCCGAAACGTGCAAGGCAAGGTTGTTGGCTCTGTGGTTCGACACGATGTTGCAAAAGTGGCTCTTAAGTGGAAATACCTTACCGCAAAACAATGGGCTTCCGTCATCGGCCCATTCACTACAAACTTTTATTGCACGGTACGATTTTACAATCAAGCAACAGCTTCTTATTCCACACGTCAGATGTATGTTTCCGATCGAACAGCCGGAATGTGGCGAAGGGGCCCAAACACCGGAAATGTGATGGGCTGGACGGATTGTTCTTTGAGCCTGGTTGAGGTCTAAAGGTGGTGATTTTATATGTCTGTAAAGCCGTCCGATAAGTGGCTTTCACAATATAATAATACGCTCGTACCCGAAACTTTTATTCAGATTACTTATCATGCAGCTGATGATGCGGCGCAAACGGACGCTATTGCAAGTTCAGGTTCGCAAACCGTGTTTAGTAATGCGGCATCCATCACCGACCTGGACATTTCCACTTCTGGAAATTACGCGACTGCTGAAACTAATTTTTGGGTTTTGGATGGAAGTCTTGGTATCGTTCCGGATTCTGAACCGTATCAAGAATGCGGCTATGTAAGTGGTGAATGCGTATCAAGCTCCAATCATCCAACCATCACATTTTCTTTTAGTAAAAGCCACGAAGAAAAAATACCGGGTCTGACAATCATTTGGTCTGAAATTTTAAATGAATGGGCAAAATCATTTAAAGTTTCCGCTTACAAAGGAACCGCTCTTCTTTTGGAAAAGCAAATTGACAACAACGATTCCACCGAAACTTCAATTGAATTTGAGATTTCCAATTATGATTTGGTTATTATTGAAATTCTTGAATGGTGTATTCCAAACCGAAGAGCTCGTATCTCGCAAGTGGAATTTGGACAACGTGTGAAATTTAGCAAAACAGACCTTCTGTCGTATTCCCATAAATCAAAGCGAGACCCAATTTCCGGTCAACTTTCCAAGGATTCAATTTCTTTTTCCGTTGATAACAGCGATCAAAAATGGAATCCTATCAACCCAGACGGTCTCTACAAGTATCTGTATGAACGCCAAGCTGTTTTTGTAAAGTATGGCATGGACTTGGACGGACAGACTGAATGGATTAACGGAGGTAAGTTTTACCTTTCTAGTTGGAACATTCCTTCTAATGGCATTACCGCTTCCTTTGAAGCTCGAGATGCTTTGGTGTTTTTAATCGATTCACTATATACCGGAAGGAAAAGCGGAACTTTATACGAAATGTGTTATGACGCTTTGGAACTTCTTGATGTTTCCGGTATCAGCTATTACATCAATGAATCTTTGAAGGATTATACAGCTGATTTTAACAACGGAAATTCTTCTTATAAAAACGCTGATGTGCTACAGCTTTCTGCTAACGCAGCCGGTATGGCTTTGTATCAGACAAGAAACGGTGAGATTCGGATTGACCGGGTTCCGTACCTTCCTGAAAACAAGTCCGACATTTATGAAATCACTGAAATCAATGATTATCAGTATCCGGAAATCACTTTTTCTAATAAGTTAAAAAACATCTCTTACTCTCTAAATGGAGTTTCGTCATTGTATCCGAATGGTGCTACTGGCGATGGCGTTACGCAAAGTGTAAATAATGCACTTATCTCTTCTTCCATCGTCTCCCAGCCAAAGAATGTTCTAACTGAAAGTTATAAAGTACTTTCTAACCGTCGAAAAGCCACCCTGTCTTATCGTGCCAGCCCACACAACGACGCTCTTGATTTTGTCAAGCTCAATCATCAATTTGGATATTCTTCTAACTTGTTGATCACGGACGTTTCTTACACGTTTAATGGCAGCTTCAAGGGCTCCGTTACCGGGTATATGATTGAAGATGTTGATTCGTTACAAATCGACGCTTCTGAGATTTACTTACATCCTTCCGACACGATTACGCTCACTGCGACGCTTACCCCCGCATCTGCCGATTCCCCTGTTATTGTTTGGAATGCATCTCCCGCTGGTATCGTTGAGCTGAATGTCATCAAGAACGAACGTGGCGTATCTGTCTGCAACGTTACGTATTTACACAGCGGAAATGCAACGATTACAGCTACAGTTGCGAGCCTTTCTGCTTCTTGCAATGCTACTGCGATTGCGGATGAGATTTCCAACCTCAAAGAAGGCGATACCGTTTACATCTCCGTCGCTGGCGTTTATACCGCTTTTCTTGTCTCAAAGCATAATTACGAGCCAGAATTAAATGGCAAAGGGAGAACGCTTCTTGCTCTTAAAGACGCAAAAACAGAAAACATTGCGTGGGATAGTAAAATGACAACTCCCGCAGAGTATTCGACCAGTAGTATTGATGCCTTATTAAACGGAAACATAAAAAATTCTTTTTCTGATTTCATGCAGAAAAAAATCGGCAAAACTACTTTTTATTATACCCCAGCGTTCAAAAAAAAT